CCCTCGTTTGCGCTGCTGCTGAACAAGGGCGATCCGGTCGAGATCTCCAAGATGCTCGGCTTCGTGCTCGCCCAGGACTCGATGGTCGTGGTCTCGCCAAAAGAGTTCAAAGGCGGCGACAAGAACGTCGCGCTCCTGATCCAGGTGGGCGACAAGACGCCTCAGGAGATCGAGGCGATCTACAACCAGCTTCGCGAGATCGAAGTCAACGGAGAGAAGCCGATCGGCGGCCAGTCGTACGCGAACGGCGGCATGACGGTGCTCAACTTCTCGGACGTTCCGACGAGCGAGCTTGCGATTCTTGTTGACCAAAAACTTAACAAAGCTTATAGTGTTCTGACCCGTGAAGTATTCGCGGCATTCCCAAGCAAACAGGAGTACGACTATGCCAGTTCGACCAATGACGGACGAGGAAGCAGAGCGCTACTTCGGCAACGGGCTCGTGATCTTCGGTCAGAAGCGACCGCAGCCCTCGAGCAAGAACTCAGAGCCGAAGGAATCGAGTTCAGCAACCGATTTGATGCAACCAGCGCAGCAAGCGTTGGAAGAAGCACTGAAGAGGAAGTTCGGGGAGTAATACCCGAGTACGGCGCGCCCCGAGAGGGCGCCGCATCTGCAGTCGGCTACCACTACAGCCGACAGTCCCGCACCACACTACTCAGCACCGCCTACGGCACCGGCCTTAAGGGCGCCGAGATGACTCGTCTGGAAGGTGCAGACCAGCGACTGAAGCAGCGTGTTTACTTCTACATTGATCGCGGTACCGGCATCAACCCAGAGGCCGGCGTCGGCGGCTTCGCGCACCGAGTGAGGCTGCAGAACCTGTACGACATGGATGCCGACAGCCAGCGCCTGGCGCGCAACAACCGCGGCGCGAACGCCTTCGAGCTTGCGGTCATGAATGCCGGGTTTGATGGCTACATGACGCGTGACGCAGGCCCCTCAGGCGTCGCAGTCCTGTTGGGTAAACACATGGTCGGCGTTCAGCAACTCGGAAGCCAGACTCGCATGCGTACGAACGACATCGTGCCACCTGCTGAGCGTGTGCTGAACGACGCTGAAAAGATCGCAGTCAACCGCTCGCTACCTTCTGGCCGGATGGATGGCGCCGAATGGTCGCGAATGCTCAAGGCTATGATGCCGGAGGTCTACGCCCAGTTCGAAGACAGCCCGGTCTGGTCATCGACCGCACCGATGTACAAGGACGAGCTTGCTCGCGAGCTTGGTAAGGAAGCGGACGTCAGTTCCCCGTTCGAAGTCGCATTCAGCAATCGGTCCGCTCTGGCGCCAATCGAAGAGCCGGATGTCTTTGACGCCAAGCCAGGCGACGAGATCACAGTTGTGCGACTTGCCAGTATGCCGGGGTTGGACAATACAAACGCCGCGTCAGTTCGCGGCCTGGCCACCTACCTTTCAATGACTGATGACGCTTTCTCTGCGGCTGGAAGCGAGGCGCAGAAGTCGGACACGGTTTTTGTTTACAAGGTTAGGGTACCTGAAGGCGGCTTTGGGACGTACCGAATGCAACGCGGCGGCCGAGCAGTGGTCGATGGATCGCCGCAGATTGCCGGTCGGCAAGTCGCTAGGTGGGGCGGTTACTGGTACTCGTTCCCGCAAGGCACTGAGGCCGAATTGCTGGGCTTTGTTCCGCTAGGCACAATCCGCGAGACACTGTCTTCTGTAACTGGCTACAAAAGCTTTGACGACTCCGGTTCAATTGCTGGCGCAAAAGCTCTGCAAAAAGCGTTGAGCGATGCTGGTTTTGTCGAAGAAAACAGCATCGCCGCCAGCGAGCGCCGCAGGCTGCCCAAGGTCTCGCCACAAAGCGCGCTCGAGGCGGACATCCGCAACGGCGCCAGGGCGCTCACGCGTGCGATCAATCGACTACGCGCCGATCCGTCTTACGGCTTGAACCCCGAGCCCGTCGTCTTGGGTCGTCTTCCGCATGTAATGAACATGCTTGGCGCCAGCACCCAGGACCTGCAGATCGCGCCGAGCATCATCCGCAAGGTGTTTGTCGACAAGCACGCCGAGGAGTTCGCCAGCATTACGCCTGAGCAGTTTGTTCGTGGCCTGTATCGCCCGGCGCTTGTTCTGCAGAGCAGGCAGTCTGCCAACGAGAAGGAGCTCGTGCTACCCATGACGGGTGACATTGGCGCGATCTTTGTTCCGATCACGGTGGCCGATTCGAATTCGCGCAGTAACGCGTACATCAACTCGGCATACCAGCGCCGCATTGTCGATCCAGGCGATCGCAACGCGGACACGATTCTTCGGAGGATCAACGAGGGCGCCGCTCGCTATGTGGATCTGGCGCTGGCCAAGCCTGCACTGACAGGTCGACCGGATGTTGGGGTGGTGGATGAATCTGGATCTCAACGTTCCGGGCCTGTCCCGGTAACTCCATCCAGCGCATCCACATCACAGATGTTATCACAGGCTGGTCGTCCGTTCAATAAGTTCTTCACGCCCTGGCCTGCCGTAGCGCCGAAACTGCGCTCCATGATTGCTGATCGCAAGGTCAAGAGCGACATGGACTTGATGCGCTGGATTGGCGATAACTACCGGGCCGAATCGTCGCCTGAAGGGCTGGCAGATACACCCGCATTCAGCAACCGTCGCCAGCGTCTGAGCGTGATCGGCTCTCGCTTCACGCTGCCGGCGCCATCGATGACCGACGACACAAGGCGCGCTCTGCAAGATGACGCGCTTCGCATGAAGCGCGTACTCGATGCAGTGAAAGAGCAGGGCGGTACCGTCGGCGAGGCGCAGAACTTTTACGACGCCAATACGCTGATGCCTGGCCGGATTCAGGCTGCCATGGACGACTTCAAGAACAACGTCATGCAGCCGATGATCGACAAGGCAGTGCGCTACGACATCGACCTCGATGAGCTTGCGCTCTACGCCTACGCCAAGCACGCCGAGGAGCGTAACGACTACATCGCCAGCATCAACCAGCGCATGCCTGACGGTGGTTCTGGCATGAAGACTGGTGACGCGAACACAATTCTGCAGCAGGTCCAGTCTGGACCCAAAGCGCAGCAGTACGAAGAACTGCACCGAGACCTGATGACGATTGCTTCGACCACTCGCCAGATCATGCTCGCCGAGGGCTTGATCACGCAAGACGAGTTCACCGCAATTGATGGCGCGTACCAGAACTACATCCCACTGCGCGGCCTTGAGAACGTGGACGACGAAGGGCGCATGCGTCCAGGCGTTGGCCGTGGCGTCAACATCCGCGGCAAGGAAACGATTCGCGCACTAGGCCGCCGCTCGCGTGCGTCCGATCTGATCGAGAACGTGATCCGCGACTACGAGCGCGTGGTAATGCGCGTCGAGAAAAACGACGTCGGCAAGGTGCTGCTGGACTTCGTGTTGTCAAACCCGGACCCCGACTTGTGGGACGTGGACGTCGAGCGCAGCAAGCCAGCCTTTAACAAGGCAACTGGCCTTGTGCAGTACACCAAGCAGATCGAAAAGGGCGAAGACACGATCGGCGTCAAGGTCGGTGGTGAGCAGGTCTATATCAAGCTTGCTGACCCGGATCTTGCCCGTGCCTTGCGCCAGGCATGGAAGGATGAGACGAGCGGATTTGAGCGTGCGGTCGTCGCAATGTCTGGTTGGTGGAATAGCTGGATGCGCAACATGCTCACCCGCTACAACCCGGCATTCGCTGCGGTCAACATTCCACGCGATGCCTTGTGGTCGGGTACGACTGCTGCGCTTGCGGAGCTTGGCCCCAAGGGTCTTGCCCGGTACCTGGCTTCCTACGGCGCAGCGCTCGTTCAGTCTTCCAAGTCCGAGCTCGGCGTCCAGACCAGTCCGCTCTACCAGGAATTCCGCAACGCTGGCGGGATCACGGGTGGCTTCTACATCCGCGGTCTTGAGGATATTCAGAAAGACCTGCGCAACGAAATGCTGGCAGCAGGCGTCAAACCTCGCGATGCGATCGAGAAAATCAAAGCAGCTCGCGCCTACAAGCTTGCTAGGCTGACGCTTAAGAGCCTCGAGTTCCTGGGCGCTGCGTCCGAGAATGCAACCCGGTTTGCGCTCTACTCTGCGGCCAAGCAAAGCGGCAAGACCCGCGTGGAAGCCGCCAAGCTTGCCAAGGAAGGCACAACCAACTTCAACCGCAAGGGCGAGTGGGGCGGTGCGCTCAACAACCTCTACCTTTTCTACAACGCAGCGGTCCAGGGAACGACCCAATTCGCGCGCGTGCTGCGCTCACCGGCTGTGGCTGGAGCCATGGCAGGGGTTGCCGGTATCGGCGCCATGCTGGCCTTTTACGGGGCTTCTGCGGGGGGCGAAGACGACGACGGCGAAGCCTACTGGGACAAGATCCCTGGCTACGTCAAAGAGCGCAACATGGTCATCATGCTGCCGCCGGGTGGGCCTTTGGCCGACGGTATACAGCGCGTGGGTAAGCGCGGCCGGTACTTCACGATCCCGATTCAGTTCGGATTCAACATCTTTCCGAACCTGGGGTATGTCATTGCTGATACGGTTCGCAACCAGCAGGACCCCAAGCGCGGGCTGACACCCACCAAGGCAGCGCTGCACATGACCTCGGTCGTGTTTGGCTCGATCAACCCGTTCGGCGGATCGTTTGATCCAACCGACGGCGTGCAAGTACTGTTGGCAGTGATGCCAACAATTACCGACCTGCCGATCCAGCTCGTGTCCGAGCGCAATACTTTTGGCGATCGCTCATCACCCGATAAGTCTCCGTTTGACAAGAGGCCAGATTCTGAGCGCATGTGTACCAGCCAGCAAGGAACCGTGCCGGCAAAAATTGCCGACGCGTTGAACAGGCTAGGCGGTGGCAACGAGGCCAAGGCGGGAAGCATTGCAGGCGTCGAAACCTCGGTCACGCCTGGAACCATCCAAACCCTGATCAGTGCAACGACCGGCGGCCTGGGTTCGTTCATCGAGCAGATGGGATCTTCCATGGTAGCCATGACAGGCGACGACAAGGACATCAAAGCAGCCAAGATCCCCGTGCTAAACAAGTTCTATGGCGAGGTGGACGAAGGCGCGAACATCCGCAAGGCTGGCGAGCGCGTGCGTGAAATCAAGAAGGTTGTCGATGAGGTAAAAGAGCAAGCGCGTGTTGGACTCGAGCCCAAGATGACGGACGACGAGAAGCGACTGCTTGGCTTGGCTTCACTAGCTGATGCCTACAACAACGCAACCTCGACAATGCGCAAGGCTGAGATTCAGATTATCCGAGATCAGAAGATGACTGATGCCCAGAAGAACCTAGAGCGCAAGCAGATCCAGACCGAGCGCGACAAGATGGCTACCGAGGTGAACCGGGAATACCTCAAGAGCCTTGAGGCACCCCGCAAACCCTAGACGTAGGGCGACAGGTCCGGGGGCTTCCAGCCCTCGGGCTTGCCGATCTTGCCTCCCGGCAATATCACTGGCTTGCCATCGACCAGCTTTTCGTCGTTGGCCTTCAGAACCATCAGATCGGCCAAGGCTTTGTTCATGCCGGCCAGGTAAGCCACACCATTACCCGTGACGTCTGCGTCGCACAGAGCGTCCAATGCGGCTTCCCTGGCGCCTTCCTTGAACACAATCATCTTGGTGCGGGACTTGGCGAGCGAGCCGATGTACTCGAGGTCGTGGATGGCATTACGCAAGTCCTTGCTGGCTAGCATGTCGACGCATTCAAGCGTTCGCAAGAATTCACACATCTCCTCGATGTGGCAGCCGATCTGGACTGACAGATTCTCCGGGCTCGGCTCCTTGCCGCAGTTCTGTAGCCAGCGCCTAGTGCGGAGGAAGTTGTTGCCCATCGTTGATGCTCCCCATAAGCTTGACGTGTTGCTGGAATAGGTGAATCGCCATGACAGCGGCCTGGTGCGAAGGGTTTTGTTCTTGCGCGCCTTGTTCTCCGAAGTCGACCGAGATCTTGACCTGGTCGCCCTCATCTTCAAATGTGACGATTGCCTTCATGCTTCACCTCCTTCGGTATCTGCCGGTTCAGTACGCATCCACTGCGGGAAGATGGGGTAAACCTTCCCATCATGGTCAATGAGGCACGGCTCCTTGAGCTCGTCGTTGCGGACGATCGGGCAGCCATGGATCTCGCCAGGCTCGAATCCCTCTTCGACCCCCATCTCCTGGCGCACCTCCTCAAGCCACCAGCCAGGCCCAGCAATGACGGGTAGCGGGGTGTCGACCCACTGCGTCGGCGGAATCTTTTCCTTGAGAATCATCAGCGAATGCAAGACATTTGCGACGGTGTAAACGGTTCTGCTCATAGGGCCCGCCTTGCCGTCAAACGGTCAGTTTTCAGTCGTTTCATTTTTCCATCTCCAATGAAGCAGGCAGGTAAATCAACGCAGCGATTGCAACTAATACAACCAAGTTTGCATTCACTTCTCAAGCTCCAGCTCGATTAGCTTGTCCAGGTAGTGCCTTGCTTTGCGAAGGTCATCTACGCCAGCCTTGTCGCGCCAGCGAGTGATGTACTTCACGATATTGCCTTCAAAGAATCCGAGGTCGTTAGCCGCAATAAAGTCCCACGGTTGAATGCTCTTGTCTTTGTAGTGGTTGCCACCGACTTGTATTTCATTTGCACCCATAGATCTATTCCTTAAAACGGTATTGAATCCATATTCCAATCATCGCAACCCTCGGCCATGACGTCCTGAGGCGGATGCGCGTTGAACTTTGCGCAATGCGAGTTTCGCAGCGCGTAATGGCTACAGCTATGACAAGAAGGCTTGAGGCTCTCAAGCCTGCCGATTTCGCTGCGATGGTACGCCAGCATCTTTGCCCATTCAGACTTTCCCATCAAGCTGCCACCTCCTCTTGCGCCCAAACGTACGAAACAATTGCCGGGAACTTGCCTGACTTGTTGATCAGGATCTCGGCAGGTCTGCGCAAGATCGTTGGGTCGTACTCAAGCCAGCTCAATGCTTCTGCGACGTCTGCTGGCATCGCATTGATCTTTGAGCGTATCGCCCACCAGGTCTCGGCCTTCTTCCTGGCGTATCCCTCGTGGCTAAGGAATACCCATTCGGTTGCAGCGATGATCAGCCCGCTGTGGTACTCGACACGCAGCGACACGCTGTGCCGGCCGTTCTCACCGTACTTGACGTGCGACCGATAAGTCACGTTGTCGATCGGTACGCGCACGATCATGGCCTCCTGCTGCGAAGACATGATCGCGGCTGCTGACGCCTTGTCGTCGTGATTGACGCGCTCTGGCGGCGGGAACTCCGCACCGCAGTCAGTACATCTCAGGGCTGCCGTCGGGTTCTGGCTGCCGCACTCGGGGCAAAGCTTGAAGGGTGCCTCCCTTTTCTTTTTTGGCTTGGGCATGCGCCCCTTGATTGCATCCACCGGGCCCATCTCGATGGTGGTGTCGGTGAAGTCAGCCCATAAGCAGTCGGTCTTCCCATCAGCAATGCGCATCCCGCGGCCAGCGATCTGAACGTACAGCACCGGGCTCTTGGTTGCGCGTAGCAGGGCGATGAAGTCAACCTCCGGCACGTCAAAGCCTGTGGTGAGTACCGCCACATTGACAAGGCAGCGCAGCTTGCCAGTGCGAAAGCCCTGAATGATTGCAGCGCGCTCAGCCTTGGGCGTTTCAGCGGACACAACATCGACCGCAACCCCGAGACGCTTAAGCTCATTAGCAACCGACTCGGCGTGGTCAATCGTGACCGCAAAGACAAGCCAGCGCTTGCGCTCATAAGCAAGCTTGACGATCTCTGCGCATGCGCTCGTGACGACGCTTTTGCGATTGGCGATCCTCTCGAGGTCCGCAAGCACATAGTCACCGTTCTGAATCCTAGCTTCGGATGTGTCGATTCTTGTAGCGGTTGTCGCCGGCACGAGCGGCGCCAGGAAACCGTCATCGACAAGCTCGCGCATGGTTACCTTGGTAGCGACATGCGTGAAGAGCGAATCCTTCTCGGCGGTAAGCCACACGCCATTGCCGCGGAAGGGCGTGCCCGTCCAACCGATGACGCGTGTCCGCGGGTTGTATCGCATCAGGTCCGAGATGAACTGCCGCCACATGCCCGTCTGCTTTGGGTTGATCAGGTGGCACTCGTCAGCAAGCACAATGTCGATGCGGCCAAGCTTGTGGGCGTCCTTGTAGATGCTGCCGATGGTTGCGTAGGTAAGCTGGTGGCCAAGCTCCTTCTTGCCTATAGCGGCGCTGTAAAGGCCTACGCTGGCCCGTGGCCAGATCTTTAGGAGCTTGTCGACGTTCTGCTCGAGCAGCTCCTTCTGATGGACCAGCACGAGAATGCGGGTGCCTGGGAACTCGGTATCGGCGCGCTGTGCAAGCGCCGCGATCATGAGTGACTTGCCTGCACCGACGCATGCCTCAACGATCGGGTTGCCACCGTCATGCTTCGTAAACCAGGCCCATAGCTCGTCAAGGGTTCGTTGTTGGTAGGGGCGAAGGTTCACTCCACCACCTCGCTCGCCATGCCTTCGGCAGCCAGTGCAGCCTTGAATTGGCCGGTCGATCCGCCTAGTGCGCGAATGTCTTTCACCGCGCGAATCTCCTTGCTACTGAATGCGTCAGCGGCCTCGCCGTTCTTGAACTTTTCGCCCGTCTCGAGCAGCGTGTACTTGACATCACCATTGACATAGCCCGTCTGCTCAGCAACACGCTCAAGCATGATCGGGATAAACCGATGGCTCGGACACTCCTGCGCTTCGCGCTGTGCCATAAGCCCGACTTCGCCAAAAAGTTCGCAAGTCCATTTGCCGTCTTCGCCATCCATGACGGGTGTGCTATGCGCGCAAGTGCGGCAGTTGACCGCGGGTATTTCGGTGCCGTGGCAATGCTCGTAGAAGTCACACATCTTGCACTGCCACCAGGCCGGGTCGTTGCTGATCCGCAAGGGAGGTTCTGCTGCGCGGATCACGCGCTCGGCGCGTTCCATGATCGCTTCAAATGCTTCCTTGTCGGCCTCGACGCGCTCCATGTAAACCGTGTCATCGTTCTTGTTCACGGCCATGTAGAGCGCACGCTTGAGCTCGCCAAGGCCCATGTAAACCTGCATCTGCGCCCAGTGCTGTGGCTTGGCCTTGGCCACGGCTTTAGCCACTAGGTCTTTGAACGACTTGTCGTTGTGCGTCTTGAACTCGAGAACGTGCCAGGTCTTTGGGGACTCAGGCAGGCCTCTAGCGACGCCGTCCATGCTGCCGCCAAAGTGTCCGCCAATAGCGGACACGCGCCACTGCTTGCCGCCAGCGTCGGTATCGTGAACCTCGACGCCAATGCTTTTCAGGTTATCGACAAGCCTGCGCTCCTCGAGCTGCCCGGTCTCAAACAGGCGCAACAGCCTGCCGCTATGCGTCTTTGTGCCTACCCATCGAAACGTGAGCCAGAGGTAGCGCTCGCAGGGGTGGCCAATCAGGCTCGCGCCAAGATGGGGGCGGCGTGGATCTTCTGCTTTGGCCTCGTAGGCGCGGTAGATTTGGGCAACGGTATCGTGGTTGCCTGGAGGGATTGCTGCCATGTGGGATTGCTCCGGTCGTTGTATGGGTAAGGGTGGTCCCTTACCGATACAGGCCCTTGCGGGCCTGCGGAACTAAGCTGCCTGGGCCATCTCTACAAGGTCTGGCGCATCGCCCGCAACTTCGACCTTGACGCCCGCATTCATGGCGCCGACGATGTCTTTCGCGGTAGCGATGTTGACTTCATAGCGGCGCTGAGCGACGTGCCGAACGGCTGCCGATCGGGTGGTGGCCTCGACCAGGTAGTACTCGTTTTCATTGCTGACTGCGTAGATACGGGTGCTCACGATTGCGACTCCTCGGGAGTTGGTTCGTTAGATGCCTCTACGGCTTGCGTATCGGCCGCCTGAGCGCTTTGCTGGTTCTGTTGGAGCTGATATGCGTACTGGCCTGCGATCTCGTTGTAGAGGGGCTGTGATCGCTTCATGGGAAGTTCGGCTAGAGCTTCGAGCACAAGCTCGATGCCTGGCGCGATCATTTTGATGTTAAAGATCTGAGGTTGACTCATTTAACTCTCCAGACACGAAGGCCGCCTTCGGGTGTTTGACGAATGGAAAACTTCTTGCCGTCTTTCTTGCCGTGAGCCCAGCCAGCGCGTGCAACTTGCGTGGATCGCTTCTTTGCGTCCTCGCTTGCAGGGATGGAAAAGCTATCGCCTACTTGCATGTCCGCAAACGGGTAAACGGTTTTCCCAATTCGTGCGGGCATTGGGATGCCCTTTTCAATGACGAAGTTCATGCTGCTGTCTTACCTTTCAGCCACGGGGCTACGGGTTGTGAAGTGTTTGCTGCGGGTGCAGCGCTGGCTACAGATGGGGGTGCTGCTGGCCTGGCGGCAGGTGCTGCGGGTAGCAACTGGCCAGTTTGAGATACAGGCTTGTAGCCTGCGATCTCGTTTTGGTCCTCGTACCGACCGGTGTCGTCCTTGCGGACCTTGACGCGAACCTGCACTGGCTTGTAGTGCAGCATGTTCGAATCAGGTAGCGTCACAAGACCGATCGACTCGCAAAGCTCACGCAACTGCTGCTTGGCGATGCCCTCGGCCGTGGGGTTGTTGTGGCGGATGTTTAGCCGAGCCCAAAGCTTACGATTGCGGTAGCCGTCGGAGAGCACTTCAAAGGTAAGCTTGAGCGCGTCGCCGTTGCCGCTGTTGAGCGGAACGATTTCAGACTCAGTGACCTGCGCGGTGTACCAGCCTGCGGGCAGGAGCTCGTAGTTGTTCTCGCGCTTTTCAACTTCGTTGACGTTAAAGTTCAGAATTGCCATGAAGGGTGTCCTTTCTGTGGATTACTTGGCAGTGGTGGAAATGACCTTGGAGGCGATGCCGGCTAGGTCGGGTGCTTCAAACATGTCGAGGCAGCCGGAGCGATCCTTGGCCTCGTAGTTGAAGTCGCGTTGCGTCTGCAGCCAGCGCGTGGGATTGCCGTCGGCATCCTTCTCCACGCGTAGCGCAAACACGAAATCAAAGAAGTACCCGACGCCTTGCTTGAGCATGTTGCCGGGCATGGCTGGGTAGTACAGCATCGCGCCGGTCTGCTCGTCCTTGGCGCGCTCCTGCTTGCAGGAGAAGTAAACGTTGCGGCCTGGCAAGTCGCGGAATGCGCGGATCAAGTCCGTCATCTTCTCAGCGAGCGCACCGTAGGCTTGGCGCGGATCCTTGGCGACTTTCTTCTCGTGGTTCAGTACGACTTCGGCGATCTCGCTGATTGAATCAAGGCAGATCCACTTGTAGCCCTGACCGTCTTCGGTGTTGGCCACGAAGTCATAAGCTTCGTAAAGTGAGGCGAGGTCTTTGACTTCGATGACCGGGATGTCGTGGCCGCGCAGCGAGAGCAGGCCTGACTCCGCGCTGATGATCAGCGTGGGCTCGTCCGTGGTTGCGCACAGCGAGGTCTTGCCGGCACCGGCCGGTCCGTGGACCAGGAACTTGAGGCCGCTTAACGCGGCGCTGTCCTTGGTCGAAGTGAGTTTGATTGCCATGTGGTCGTCTCCAATAGGCGTCAGAACATGGGCATTGTGATAATGCCCGGCGAATTAAACGGCTTCGATCTTGATCGAGGGGGAAGCTTCTTTGGACTCGAAGAAACGAGCCGCGGAAACCTGGGCCTTGCCTTCGAGTTTGCGGAACTCGGAGACCGAAAGCGATGCAGACCACTTGAAGGTGTTTTGCACGTCGGCGGGAAGCTTGGCCCAGTCTGCAGTGAGCTTCTCGGTATCGACCTTTCGATCGATCTTGTAGGTCACGGTGACCTTGTAGCCGTCTGCCTTCTGAGAGATCGAACCCTCCGGCTTGCTGGGGTCCTTCAGAAGCTCGGCGATAACGCCGTCGATGCGGCGGCGCTCGGCGATCGCTTCGTCTTCGGCGCGCTTAGCTGCAATGCGGGTGGCTATCAGTTGGGCAAGAGAAATGTTTTCCATGATGGCGTCCTTGTCGGAGTGGTTAAAAACGTGCGTCTCAGGTTGAAGTATAACGCTTGTTATTCTTCAATGCAAGCGTGTACGACGGTGGCCTCTGGTTTGACCGTCGGAACCCGTAGCTGCTCAAGTGCTCGCTTGAGAGGCAAAGAGGCGATAAACGCCTCTGCGCACAGGTTCCCGATGTAGGCGGGGTCCCTGGCAAGATCCATGGTGAGGTTCTCGGTGCGACTGAGAACAGCGAGGGCTTGGGCGATGTCTTTAGCGGTAAGCATTGTGATACTCCTATAGAAAAAAGAACAGGGTGACTGCGAATGCAGCGCCGAACAGGCCGCCGCCAAGGATTAGAACGATGTCGTTTGAGCGGTTCATGCTGCTTCCTTTTGGCTGAAGTTGGGATCGCTGAGAACCCAGGCATTTGACTCGCTGTAACCGGGCACGGCGCGGATCGCTGACTGCGTGATGGCGGCAATGATCGCGAAGGCTTCGGACTGCTCCCAGCCGTTTGCCTCGCAAGCTTGGTAGCCGTAGCCGTGGCAGGCCTTCACGACGTCGATCGGGTTCAGTCGGTTGGGCACACGTTTGAACTTGAAGCCGTGGGCTGCGTCGGCTTCGCGGTACCGGGCGTTGACGCTGCGAACGTTCTCGGCGTAAAGAACCGAGGCGATGCGCTTCTCGTCGCCGCGGACTTCGCGACGGCGTCCTCCCCAGTAGTAACTGACCGCGTTGAGGCCGTGGCGCTCGGCGGCCCAGCTTACGAGGGCGTTGATGTGGTAGTCGGGAACGATGAATGCGGACATAGCGGTATCTCCTAGTTAACTTTGAACATGTCGAAGGCCCAGTCGGCGCCGTACTGGTCGGCGACGTACTCGTAGCTGCCCTTGGTGCCTTCCTTGACTTCGTCGCGAGCGGGGATCTTGTTGCCCCAGTAATCGCGAGCGGGGCGGGGTCCGAGCATGCAGGCGCCGGACTCGATCGCGGCCATCATGGCGCGACCGTAGCTGCCCTGAAACTTCCAGGCGCTGCCGTCGTTGATGGCGCGCTGGATCGCGAGGTAGTAGGTGAGCTCGTCTTCGACGGGCTCGGCGCCCTCGATGATGTTGATGTCGTCTAAATCAAGCATTGTGATACTCCTCAGAAGGGTTTCGGGTTGGCCAGAACGGCGTTGAACTTGTCGCTGCCGATCTGCTCGATCAGGGCCTCGACGGAGGCGAGGGCGTAGACGCGGAGCTCGCGCTTGGTCAGGCCGCGGCTGCTGGTGCGGATGCCCTTGTACTGGCCATGCACGCTGACGATCTTGGCGCCGGACTTGGGATCGCTGACGACCCAGTGACCGGAGGGAAGCTGGTGCAGGGCGAGCTTGTGGGTTTCGGTGCCGGCGATGACGACAATCGGCGAGTACTTGGTCTCGATCATGCTGCCGTCGCGAACTGCCATGTTGAACGTAGGCATTGTGATATCTCCTTGATCAGACGCGGGCGAAGGCGAGGGCCTCGACGTACTCGATGGCGATGCCGAGCGACTTGATGCGCTTGAGGTTGTCGATGCTGAGGGTCTTGGTGCCGGCGATTGCGGCGAAGGTCTTGGCTGCGTCGTTGACGGGGTAGTACTTGACCTCGCCGTAGACGGTTTTGATTTTGATCTGAAGTGCCATGTTGTGTCCTCTTGGGAGCGCCCGGAACCGCCGGGTCGGTGTCGATCAATCAACCGACAACTGCAGAATATCACAACTGTTATGTGCATGTCAAACACATTCCCACCGTGTTGAGAATGCGTTTCATTTCGTTTGTTGCTTTTTTGTGATATAAGCCGCACAGCTTTTTAGATTTTGGAGCAGTAGATGGCTAAGCCGAAGGTTCCTGAACAGGATTTCATTGACTTATGGAACAGGCTTGGCAGTGCTAAGTTGGTTGCTAAAGAACTTGAGATGGCCGAACGAGCGGTCTTACATCGCCGGAATTCCATTGAGGCTCGATTAAACATTGAGCTTCCGGCACACAATGACCAGAGGTTGGGGCGACGCACGATTCTTCACAAGGAAGACAGGGTTCGCAGCGTTGCCGAGATTGAAGGAGTTGTGATCGTCTTCTCGGATGCCCACTTCATGCCGCAAGAGTCGAGCCCTGCGTTCAAGGCAATGCTCAGGCTGATCAAGCGACTCAAACCGCAGCTCGTCGTTGCAAACGGCGACATCTTGGACGGGGGCACGATCAGTCGATACGGGCCGGAGGACTGGAGCCCGAAGGTTACACTGAAGGAAGAGCTCGAGGCCGTGCAATGGCACATGGATCAAATCGTCAAGGCCTGCAAAGGACTGGGAACGATCTTGCATCGGACCGTTGGCAACCATGACATTCGATTCGACAAGCGCCTGGCAGGGCAGGTGCCTGAGTACCGAGACATTTCCGGCACCAGGCTCGCCGATCACATACCTGAGTGGACTGTTAGCTGGTCGCTGATCGTCAACGAAAACACCATGATCAAGCACCGCATGCAGCACTCCGGGATTCACAGCGGCTACAACAACACGCTCAAGTCAGGCCTGAACGCCATCACCGGCCACACGCATTTGCTTGAAGTCAAACCTTGGGGCGACTACCGCGGCCGTCGATACGGTGTATCTACAGGCATGCTGGCCGATCCTGATAGCAAGGCGTTTCGCTACATTGAAGACAACCCGGTGCCGTGGTGCTCCGGGTTTGCTGTCTTGACGTATCACAATGGCAAACTCTTGATGCCTGAGCTAGTCGAGACAATCGACGGCACGGCGTACTTTCGAGGGGCGCCGGTTTGAGAGGCTCCGGTCATTGCTCACTCCTTGCTCTGATGTCTGCATCAACTATCAAGCGTTCTGTTTGCTTATCGACTGGCTCAGCCCATCGACCACAATTGTCGCACTGCCAATTGATGCGCCCTTGCTCATCACGCTTAATGCGGCCACCATGAAACCAACTGCACCACTTCGTAGATAGCCATTCAATCATTCTTTCCCTCCGGCTCGTGTGTACATGCGTTTTCGTAGTCAAGAACGTCCTGCAACCGATAGCGAATCAATCCACCCAACTTCATGTATCGGACCCCTCTTTTGAAAGAGCGGTCACGTTCCAGTGTTGCCTCGCTGATCTTCCATCGAGTAGCAAGCTCCACTTGCGTTATGAATTGCTCATTTGTTGTCATTGCTCACCCCTTGCTCTGATGGCGGCGGAAAAATTCAGCAGCACCGTCGCAGTCCAGCTTTGCAAGCGATGGTCAGCATCCATTGAGCTGAGATCTACATTCAAGAGCAAATTCGCACACGCCTCACGCTCATGTGCTGCAACAAGTGCGGCGAAGCGTTCAAGCTGCCCTTCCCAACAAGTCCACCCAAGGCCATACTTTGCGATCCCCGCCTTCCGCGCCATCTTGATAATGTCGTCTCTATCCACCGTTCTTCTCCTTCAACTTCGCCTCAATCGCCCTTGCGAAAGAAAAAGTTTCACTGTTTGCTGATGTCAATTCATCCGCTTCTATGTCGCAAATTTCTATCTCCGTCAGCCCAACCCATTGCTTATCTGTTTCCAGTGCTTGGCGCAGGGCGGTGATGGCCTCAATGGTGTTGCGCTTTGCCTGTTCTAACGCAGACTCGGGCCATACCCAATCGTCATAATTAGCCCAGCCTTCTAGCGTGGACAGCGCCAGCTTCATAACTTCTTTGCTCATTGTGGATTGCTCTCTTCATCAAAGTCCATCAGTGGTGGGTGCGGAATATCGTCATGCACAATCACGCCGTCTACGGCTTCAATAAACTTTCCGCATATCACGCAGTAATATCCCTCGGTTTCATCCATGATTCTTCTCCTTTAGCTTGGCTTCAACTGCACGAGCAACATCAATCCTAAATTGCTCATAATCAACCGTGTAATCAACCGACCGCCATGCCGCATCAATCTCCTCATCCGTCAGCCCAACCCATTCACGCTCTTCTGCCTTTTTGATGGCCCTTGCTAGCATGTTGATCGCGTCCTGGAGCTCGTCGTACTGCTGCTCCATGGGCCACGGCTCCGGCTCACTGGCGCCAATGTAATCGCGCGCATTGGCCATCACGCTGCAGGCTTTCTGCATCGCCTCGATGCTCATTGCCAGTACCTCTTCGCTACAACGCCTAGCGCGTAGGCAAACGAAGACCAGCAGACGAACCAGAAGATCCACTCAGGGACCTTCCAGCGAATCCACGACCAGGGCGTCTTCCCGAAGGCCATGATGTCCTGCACCCATAGCTGGTCATACTCGACGTAGTTGACCGCGGGCGGCTCGTACGAGCTGCCGATCTTCACGCGCTTACCCGGCTGGATAGGGATTGGAACGATCTCGTTATCGCGAACAATGAAGGCCATCAGTTGACCCCTTCGGCGACGGTCTGACCGTTGATGATTGCGATCGCCTGCTCGTCAATCCAGAACCGCGGCCACAGAGGGTGCGACTTGAGCTCGGCCTGGGCCTCGAGGAGCTCGAGCGTTGTGTAGGTCGAGCGCGTCTGCGGGGAGCCGGGGCCGATCCAGCGGTGGGGTTTGTCGTAGCTGGGCAAATAGGCGATGCCATGCAGCACGAAGACTGGCTGCTTGATGCGTTCTGCTGGTTCGTTCTTTGATTCAAACTTCATATCGTTCTCCTATTTACTTGATGATGGCGGCGTCCGCCGGGGGGTTGATGTTGTCGGGGTCCTGAGGGATGAATCGGTGCGTCACTCGAATGGCCGTGGCGACGTTTTGGATTGCGTCGATGAATTCACGCGACTCGCGGAAAGTCAGGTCGCGGTACCACCAAACGCCGCCAGGGCGTTTGTAGTCGAGTGGCAGCAAGGCGTAAAAAACTCGCGTAAGCATTGTTATATTTCCTAGCAAAGGTGGTTGACGCCGAGGCGCTTGGCTGCCTCGTAAGCTTCGCGAGTCTTGGCTTCGACCAGTCGCTGACCGTGCGCGTTGGCGAACACGCTGCCAAGGTAGCGGTCTTCCTGGCGCAGGCAAAACTCATAGCGATCGACCGCAGCGCGTTGTTCTTTGGTGAGGCGTTGCTTTTTCATGTCAGTCTCCAATTAAAGTTGGTACACGCCCAGCTCGCCGGGGTTGATCCACTCGCTGTACAAGCCGTACTTTTTGAGCAGCTCGTCAACCTTTGGGTTGACGCCGAAGTTCCAGGAAGCCCTGGTGTAGGCGTAGTAGTCGCACCACTTGTACGACTCGGGGTCCTCGGCGCTGATCTGGAAGCGGCCATTCATGTCGTCGCGCTGGTAAACAGGGACGCCGATCTTCTTTAAAGCGTTGTACGCCAGGCGGAATTGTTTCTTCATGCCTGAGCTCCTTGCGAGGCTGATGCGTTTGCTATGACGGCTTCAAAGTCAAAGACGGTGCCGTCGGGCAGGGCGATCTTGGCGTCGTCGGGGAAGAAGGCATTCGTCTCGCGCTCGTCGTAAAGAGCGCAGGCAAGGCGCTGCTCAAGGCCTTCGACAGTGGTGCTGGAGTAGGGGCCAGGTACCAGGGGCCAGGGGATGGTGTCGCAGTCTCCCGCGGCGTAGACCTTGATGAGCATGCTGGGCACGTCGGGACAATCCCACTTGGGGCTGTCGCCGAAAAGCTTGTCTCCGCCGTAGGGGAAGTACAGGGTGCCTTTGATGGCAATCAGTTGAATCACTTTGTTTGAAGCTTCCATGTCGCGCTCCGATCAAAGGCCGAGCATTTTGAAGACGGGGTCGTACTGCTCGATGAGCTCGGGCTTCTTGTCCGCGGGCTTTGGCATGGCTTCAAGCGCTTTGCTCTTGAGATCGTCCCAGGCCGATGCGTCGCCGCCCTTGCTGGCGATGAAGTCGATCATGTCGAGGATTGACTCGGGGCTGCTGTAGAAGCTGCCGGTATCGAGGAGGCTGTTCTCTTCGCCTGCCAAGTCGTAGCACGCTGCGCACATGCCGACGTTCTCGTTGTCGCCGCGGCCGGTGGAGCGGGTCATGCGATTGCACGAGCGGCACTTGTAAGCGCCAGTGCCTTTTGCAAATCTGTTTGAAGCTTTCATATCGAACTCCTGTCGTGTCCTGGTTCGCCAGGCCGTCGGGTCAAAAGCGACCACAGACGAATAGTATCACAACTGTGATAGTCATGCAAATGGGGTATCCGCTACAGGTGTAGCGCAACAGTAGCGCAACAGTAGCGCTCTCGAACCTCTAAAAGGTATCGAATCCTATCCCCGATCGTCAGTTTCTCGAAAGGGTTTGTCATGGACAAGCGATCAAAGGTCACAAAGTCGCCACGATCGGGCTGACTCCCGTTGTTGTTGTTCCGATTTCACATCGGTTATACTGCGACGAAATTCACACTATGAAAAACCTATGAACTACGAACAAGTGATTGAACATTTTGGCTCCCAGGTAGCCGCCGCTGAAGCACTCGAAGTCACGCAACCAACGCTCAGCAACTGGAAGAAGCGCGGTCGCATCCCGCAGCTTCAGCAGCTTCGTATCGAGCACCTTACCCGAGGCAAACTTAAGGCTTGCCCTGGGATACTGCCCAGGAAGGTATCACGTCTGTGAAGTCCGGGGCAAGCACTTTCGCTCTAATTATCTGCACGTTACATTAAGTATCACAAGCGTTATAACGATCAAGAAACGATGATGGACGGGACGGGGATAGGCCGACGGGCCGAAGAGCAGCCGAACCACTGCCTGCCCCTGGTCCTTTGAACATGGTTCTCATTGAAGGTTCGCAATGGAAAAGACCGATCACGACGAGTCATCCGCAACCGCCCCTCCATGGGTTCAAATGGGGAAGGGCGGCCGTGAATGATGGCGACAAACAGTTCTGAAAATCACAATGGTGTAGTTGTTAGCAACAGCGAGTTCCTGCACCACCTATTAGCCGCAGCCCCGAAGGGGTCTTCTGTCTGGGTCAACGCATTCATCGGCAACCCCAACGGAGCGGAAGCCTCCTGGGGTGGTAAGGCCTACAACGCAGCGATGATGGCTGCAGAGGTCGATGGATGGGCGAGGCAGAACACTTACTTCTCAGTCGGTGCTGTCGGCTACGCTAAGGACGGCAGCCTGCACCGTCGCAAGTCGCACTTCTCGCGCTTGCTGGCGCTTGTGGCTGACGACGTCGACCCAGACGATTTGCTGGCGACACCCACCTGGGGGATTCAGACCAGCCCTGGCAAGCGTCAGATCGGCATTCTGCTGAATGAACAAGACATTGATTGCGCAAACCTTGAGCTCGTCTCGCGCCTGGTCACCGTCATGGCTGAGAAGGGCCATATCAAGGCGGATCTGTCCGGTAATAACGCGGTGCGTTATGTCCGGCTACCGGTCGGTCAGAACCAAAAGCCGCGGGATTCAGGACCATTTGCGCATGTCGTCGAGTACTGGAACCCAACCATCCGGTACACGCTTGAGGACGCTGCAGCAGCCTTTGGCATCAACCTCGATGAGATCCGAAACCAGAAGCTCACGGTCAACGAGCGCGTTACCCTGCATCAGGGCGAACAAGACGAGCGGCTGCAGGTACTGACCGCAAACATTTTGAGAGGCGAGAACCTGCACGATAGCCTCAACATCATGGCAGCGAGCCTTGTGGCCTCGGGCACCAAGGGCGGTGCGGTGGTCAACATCCTGCGTGCTCTCATGACCGCCTCGCAGGCGCCTCGCGATGATCGCTGGAAGTCGAGGTATGACGACATCCCGCGCAGCGTGTCAACGGCACAGGAGAAGTTCAGGCTTGAGCCGCCGATGATCCCGGCGATCGACCCCGAGACTGGCGAGCTTATCCAGCCCGAGAAGAAGCGACTTTTTACTCCGGTGGGAAAGCTTCTGAAAGAGCTCAAGTCAGTCAACTGGCTCGTGCGCAATTACCTCGAGATGGACGCACTCAGCATGGTCTACGGGCCCAGCGGATCGGGTAAGTCGTTCGTGGTGGTCGACATCGCTTGCGCGGTGGCCACAGGCACTGGCTGGAACGGGCTGCAGGTCAAGCAAGGTGCCGTGTTCTACATCGCGGGCGAAGGTCACAACGGATTGGCCAGGCGATTTGCAGCCTGGGAGAAGAAGACCGGCATCAGCCTCGAGGGAGCGCCGCTCTACAAGTCCGATCGGGCGATTAGCTTACTGGATCCTTACGCAGCCGACGCGGTGCGGGAGGAGATCGAGCGCATGATCAATGAAACTGGCGTGATCCCGGTGCTAGTCATCATCGACACGTTGGCTAGAAACTTTGGTCAAGGCGATGAGAACAAGCAAGCCGATGCGAATAAGTTCATTGAGCACTTGGACACTTACATACGTCGACCGCATGGATGCAATGCAATGATTGTGCATCATAGTGGTCATGAGATGGATAGAGCGCGAGGTAGTTCTGTATTCAAGGCTGCGATGGATCAGGAGTTTTGGATCAAGGGTCAGCACGGCATGATTGAAATGCAGGTTACCAAGATGAAAGACGCTGAAATGCCGGCTGCAAAGCGGTTCAAGATCAAGCAAGTTGGGCTTGGTGTGCGTGACGAGGCGGACGTCGAAATCACAGGCGCCTATATCGAAGTCGACGGCGATCCGCTCGATTTTGAGGTCGCGAAGAACGGCAAAGTGGTCGTCAAAGCAATCGACGTGGCTAGGCTGATGATCAAGGAGTGGCCAGGCGCACAGGCCCTATCGCTTGATCTTGGCGTGTCTGAGCGCACGGTCGGAAGCATCATGAAGCAGCTCGCTGACGCTGGCCTGGCAACCCGTTCGGGCAATAAGCGCTCAGCCGGCTGGGAGCTCACGGACAAGGCTCTATCATACTTTAGTCTCACCGGAAACGAGCTCTTGATGCAGAACGACGAACGCAAAGGGGGTGCCTGAGATGGTCTCAAGAGCCCTAGCCGAATATCACAATGGTGAAGATTTGGGGTCGTTGTCTGGTCGGTTTGGGGGGTCAGATCGTTATAGGTCCTGTCGGCAAATAGGTGCTTCCGACAAGGATTTTTGGCACTTGCCGACATGGCTTCCGACAACTTGCCGACACATGTGGATAACTGCAAAATATGCAGTGCAATCAAGCACTTACAAGGGGTTTGCTTGCTTCCGACATGGCTTCCGACAAAATTCCGGAGGTGTCGGAAGTGTCGGAAGCACCTTTAGAGTGCTTCCGACAACGAACTCTTGGGCTTGCCGACAAGTTTTTTTCCAGATTTCGAGTATCACAAGCGTTAAGTTTGGTGTGTGGGGTTTAAACATGACTGAGCGGGCTGGGGGCCCGCGGAAGGATTTGAGTGCGATGAAAAGGGATGAGCTTAATGAGAATGCATTATCAATATCAGTAACCGGTTTAGAGCTGCCTTGGCCGCCGACTGGAAATCACGCGACTAAGCACACGCGGTCTGGGGTGCACTACAAGACGCGAGAAGCGGCGCTGTACCGCTCGCAGGTGCGCAATGCTGTCTACCTACTCGGGCTGACCTGTTTGCCGCTCCTGGGGCCTCTGGAGGCTTCCTGGCTGCTGTCTCCGCCGGACCGGAGGGCGAGGGACGTCGACAACGTGCGCAAGGAGCTGGCCGACGCGTTAACGCTGGCAGGCTTCTGGCTGGACGACTCGTGCAAGGTCATTCGGCGCGAGCGATTTGAGTGGACTGACCCGACGCCTGGCGGTCGGGTGCATTTGACGGTAGAGGTGATGCAATGAACTTTTTTGAAATGGCCAGGCGAGTGCTGGTCAATGACATGGTGGAAAGAACTCCACCGCATGAACGCATCAAGGTGCAGCTCGAGGTATTGCACGAGCATGCGGTTGAACTTGTGGAGATGACAGCAAAGCTGCGCGAACGCGCGGAAGATTTGGCAAGGGAAATTGGATTGGACAAGGACAAGAGAGCATGAATGAGAAAGAGAAAACCTATCGACTGCTGCAAAAGCTTAGTGAGCAGAACGATTATGTGATCGTGCATGGTCGAGAGATCAAAGTGCTGCTGGATGACCTAAGAGCAATGATCGACACGCTGAAGGAAGTTCAAGCGTACATGGAGGCAGAATGACCAGCAGAGCAAAGCCTGACGCCGACTTTGTCGCTGCCCAGGCCAGCCGGATGTACGAGCTGCTGCGTCAGCGTTCAGCGCTGTCGCGTGAGGACCTTGAGTACGTTGCCGATGCGGTGGCCAAACTCAAGGATCCACGTCTCAAGGCGTGCGTGGCCGACCTGATCGGCTGGGGCGATGAAGAGCGCGCCGAGATCGAGACCTTCGTGGCGATCTCGATTGAGCTCATGAAGCGATCGACCGTATCAACGTTGCGCTCGTGCGCGAGGACCGTCGAGTTGCGTCACCTGGTAAAGCAGGGGGCAGAGCAATGACTCGCACCGAGATACTGCGCCTGGCCAACAACGTCGGCCTCGGTCGTCACCTAGACCAAATCGAGGCGATCGTAAGGCAGGTGCGCCGCAAGACGAAGCCACTGACACCGACCGAGCGCGTCTACCTCGAGCACCTAACCGAGCCCCGCTCGCTGCGCGATCTGTCTGCGCACTTCGGCTGCACGACAGAGGGCGCACGAAAGCACCTGAAAGCCCTCGACGCGCACGGGCTGATCACTAGGGAGTTGCGCTTCAAGTGGGCAAACGGCAAGCGAGGCGCGTGGGCCTGGTACTACCAAGCAAAGGAGAGAGCATGAAGGACTATCTGGCAGGACAAACGCAGTGGCGCACGCCACACGAAGACACGCCACCCTTGGGCGTCAAGATGCTGCTGCTCAATGGCGGTGGCGTATGCGTCATCGGAACGTGGGGAGACTGGGCCGTGGCCTGGGCGCCATTGCCCAAGGTTCCGGCGCACATCAAGGAGCTGCTGCTGCCCAAGCGACCGGCCGCGGAGCTGCCGCCGATCGATGCCTGGAAGCTCACCTCGGGAGACATGGCATGAGGTGGCTGCTCGAGCAATTGGTCGGTTTATGGTGCGACTGGACGCACGGCGGCGGATCAATCAAACGCGATGAGTCTGGTTCCTTCAACTGGCAGTGCCGCAAGTGCGGCCGGTGGGCGCTACCGACCGCAGCCGAGATCGAACAACAGAGGGGGGCTAAGCGTGATCAACGTTGACCAAGTCAAGCAGGCCGCGCGTGATGCCGGCGCATTCGATATCGTGATGAACGGCTACGAGCACTGGTCGATGCCGAACACGATCGGGTTCCTTGAGCGCTTTGCGCGCGAAATCCTCAAGCGTGCGAAGGAAAGCCAAAGTGAAAATCGAGCCCAACTGGATCGCTGACCTGGTGCGCATGTGCGCAGCCGATGACTGGTCGGACCTGGACAACACGCTCGGGCACCCACGCGTGAGTCCGATGTTCAAACGCTTGCTGCCGGACCTGGCCGAGGCTGAAGACGTGACCGGGTACTCGAGCGCTGAGATGCGCGCCTGCCGCGACGGGCTCGAGTGGCTAAGCCGCACGCACCCGGAGCTCTACGTCGCGCTGGCTTGGCAGTTCCAGCACTGGCGTCGCAAGCATCTGGACCGCACCGACAATCACGACGCGCTGGTGCAACAAGCAGCAAGCCTGCTCGCCGGCTACGTCGACAAAGTACTTGGCGACTGACTATCACAAAGGTTATACTATGCGCATCATCAACCCGCATGGAGACGACCATGGCAATCAAAAAACCGGCTGTAATCCCCAAGCCACCGAAGATCACGGAGATCCCTCCGCTGTTCCCGCTTAAGCCTTACACGGCCGAGCGCATTACGCGCAGACCTGGATCAAGCGACTTCGAGAAGCTCCCGAGTCGTGCTGGCGCCAATACCATTCCCTACAAATCGAGCCTGTAATGCGCAAGACACCGATAGAAATCCTTGAGACCGGACGGCCGCCCAACTGGCCATTTCGGGATCACTACGACGCCAACGGCAAGCTCCATCGAGCCAAGCCGCCGAAGCGCACAACCAAGCGCGAAGAACTCAAGCAGATCGCCCAAGACGTTGGGCCTGCTCCATTTTGAAAGGACGAACATGAAAACAGAGCCAACACACATGGAAAAGATGGTGCTTGACCGCATCCTGTCGCTCAAGAACCCGCAAAGCAACCTGCAGATTGCAAAGCACTTTGCGATCTCGCGCCCGACAGCAAGCAAGCACATTCGCGCGCTGATCAAGCTGGGCTTGGTCGAACCGCACGCAAGGGTGGGCAGCCAGTACTTCTACGGCAGGCCTCGCACCGAAGATGATCCGATCGAAGTGAGAATGGTCAAGATGCCGCGCGCATACCCTGAACGCGCCACGCACACCAAAGACTCCACGAAGCTTGCGCGCCAGCGCAGCGATTCAGCAGCCCTCCAGGACGTCTGGGCAAGCGTGGTCAAAGCATGAGCTTCGTGTGCCCACTCCCACCGGTCAAAGTCTTCATCCGCAAGTCCTTTCTCTACGACCACAAGCAGGGCTACAACGAACTTATCGAAGGCGTGTGGTGCTCGGTGAAGTCGATTAAGGGCGAAGCGTTTCGCTTTGAGACCTACATCCCCGAGACCGGCGCCTTGTTCGACAAGCTGCCGATTAGTGCCTTCGTGTGGCACGAAAGTATCGAGGATGACGAGCTCATGCCCTTGGACATGCTGCAGATCTGGGATGCGATGAGCTACCACGTCGAGCTGATCCACAAGCCGCTGCTGGCCGGCCTGCGCTGCGAGTTCTTCGGTAAGGACGGTGAGCAGCACCCCGGCGAGTACATGTTCACGCTGGACAACTGCAACCCGGATCCGCGAATCCCTGACTTCGGCTTCGCCGAGAGCCCGGACGAACACAAGAGCTTCAACGTGCTACGCCTGGACAATGGCCAGTTCGCCCTGCAGCCGAACAACCGATGCACGTTTATCGACCCGTCGCTAAGCCCAAAGGTCATGCGACAGGCGGATTACCGCGTATGCACAACCAAGTACCGCGTGGAGAACACCGCCAAGTGGAGGCTGGGCGATACAACAACGGTGACCTATGACCAAGAAACAGAGACTGGAATCTGAAATCGGGCGCCCCCTGACTGAGGCCGAGTTTGCGGCTTACGTCAAGGAAAGACAGCGCCGCATCAACGTCGAAAAGCAACGTCGCTACCGGGCTGCCAATGGCTTTCAGTTCGTGCATGCAAAGCTTTCAGCGCCCGCAGGTATGGCGCTGATCTACCTCAAAAAGCAGTGGGGTTTTGAGACAACCCGGATGTGTGTTGAGGCTGCGCTCAAACACTTGGCACTTGAGACGCGAGACGGTTTGAAGCGCATTCGGCTGACCATTGACGACTGAGACATCACAATGCTATTATCTCCGCGGGTTATTCCGCCTCGCGGATTGTCCATCGACTCCTGATTAGCCGGCCAAAAGCCGGCCTTTTTTTTACTTGGACCCGGCTAACTGACCTGGCCGCCCGTCTCCCGGTTGGCGATGGAGGCTGTGGTCCAGGCTATGAGGTGAGGATTTGTGAGCAATTTAAGCGAAAAGACATGCTTTAAATGCAAGCAAGCAAAGTCTTTGTCTTTGTTTTTCAAACATCGACAGACATCTGATGGTCATCACAGTTGGTGTAAGAGCTGTTGTTTGGAAGGCAATGAGCGGTCTCGTCAAAAACAATCTTCCACGATTGAAGGAAAAGCTCGAGTTTTTTTGCAAAATGCAAGAAAAAGCGCAACCAAACGTCAGCAAGAGTTTTCAATAACTGTTGAAGACATTGTTGACTCTTGGAAAGAACAAGGAGGTATTTGCGCTTACAGCGGCCGACCAATGACTTTAAGCTCAAACAAGTTAAACACCGTATCAATTGAACGAATTGACAGCTCTATCGGCTACACGGCGGACAACACAATTCTTGTTTGTCAAGCAATTAACCGCATGAAATCAAATTTTGCATACGAAGATTTTTATCAGCTTTGTGCTGACGTTGCTATGTTTTTGGGCGATCAAAATTTGAAGCTTTCTGTTGGGGCTTACAAATGAACGGGTTCGGCGCCCCTACGGCGCAAGCCTTTCGTGACTCTGCAAAGACGGCGAAGAAGTGAGCAAGTACGGATACAAACGAGAGCCATTGCCGGAGCGCAGGTTGTCACCTGCAAACCAGGTAAAGACTGCAGCGCGCGAGAAGCTGCGCCAGCAAGTGCTTGAGTTATCCGAGTCGATCTTTGATCGCTACGTCGAGGGCGAATCGTTTGACTCAATCGCTAAGTCGTTGCCTTTCAAAATCGCCGGGCATGCGCTGCACTACATCCTGCGCTACAGCGAGGAAACAGCGTCGGTATACGCAAGCGCGCTGGACATGCGCGCTGATTTCCTAGCCGAACAAGCGATCGACTACGCCAGGCAGGCTGCGCAGTGCGGCGATTCGTCTGGCCTGAAAGTCGCAATTGACACGAATCTGAAGATGGCGGCTAAGCTAAACGTCAGGCGCTGGGGCGATACGAGCAAGCTTGAGCTGACCGGCAAGGACGGTGGCGCGCTTGAGATCAAAGCCGATCTAACATTGACCGCTGAGCAGGCCTACGAGCGCCTGATCAAGGGGGAATGATGGAAGGGTTCAGCTGGCGCAACCCCGACTACGAGGCGGTTTTTAAGATCCGCGTCGAGCGCTTGCAGCGCATGCGGGATCAGCCAGAGATTGTGGCCAGGCTCCAGGACTACTACGCCGGGCACCCGGCGGACTTCATCAACGACTGGGGCATGACGTTCGATCCACGCCTGGCCGAGCGAGGCCTGCGTACGGTCGTGCCGTTTGTACTGTTCCCCAAGCAGCGCGAATTCATCGACTGGCTGCTTCAGCGATGGCTGCAGCGCCAAGACGGCGTGGTTGAGAAGAGCCGAGATGCTGGCGTCTCGTGGCTGTGCGTGGCTTTTGCCTCGTGGATGATGCTTTTTAAGCAGGGTACGGTTGTGGGGTTCGGGTCGCGCAAGGAAGACTACGTCGATCAGATCGGCAACCCCGCGAGCCTTTTCTGGAAGGTGCGCCAGTTCGTGGACATGCTGCCTGGCGAGTTCCAGCCTGAAGGCTGGGACGTGACTAAGCACGCCCCCTTCATGAAGATCCAGAACCCGGAGTCGGGCTCGTTTATCGTCGGCGAGGCGGGCGACAACATCGGCCGCGGTAACCGCACCTCAATCTACTTCATCGATGAGGCTGCGTTCCTTGAGCGCCCAGACGCTGCAGATGCTGCGCTCTCCCAGACCTCCAACTGTCGGATCTACGTCTCCACGCCAAACGGTGCGGGCAACCCGTTCTACCGCAAGGCGCACGACGGCAAGACGCCTAAATTCATCTTTGACTGGCGAGATGACCCTCGCAAAGACGAAGCTTGGTACGACGAACAGAAGGGCAAGCTTGATCCCGTCGTCATCGCGCAGGAGATCGACCGCAGCTACACCGCTTCGGTCTCTAATGCGTTCATCAGCTCCGACATCGTGCAAGCTGCATCTCGCAAGGGACCTGCAGATCTGATTGCCAACGGACCCGTAGTCATGGGCATTGACGTGGCTAGGTTCGGCAACGACAAGACCGTCTTTACTTTCCGCCAGGGTAGGGTGGTGCTGCGCCAGATCGTGGCAGGCAAGCTTGACGTTGTGGACGTCGCAGGCCGAGCCAAAGACGAGATCCGCGCGCAACTGGGCGACGTGTCGCAGATTGCGGTGGATACGATCGGGATCGGTGCCGGTGTGGCCGACATGCTGCGCCGTGACTTCGGCGACATGGTGGTTGACGTCAACTCTGCTTTACGCATGGACGACGGACAGAACTACAACCTACGCGCACGCATGTGGCGCGACATGCGCGAGTGGCTCAAAGCTGGCGCATCCATTCCGAACGACAACGATCTGATCACCGACTTGACTGCGTTGCAGTACAGCTACCGCGGCGGTTCCTTGCTCATTGAGAGCAAAGATGACGCCAAGAAGCGTGGCATCAAGTCGCCTGACCGGGCTGATTCGCTCGCACTGACGTTCGCTTATCCGGTCAGAAAGACTGACGATTGGGTTGTGCCTGCTGCTGTAAACGTGGCGTGGGCTGCTCTTGACGAAGTAACAGGGTATTGATATGAACCAAAACGATCTACCGGAAGAAGTTGCTTACCAGATCGGAGATCGTTTCGTTGGTAAGGACGAGTTCGAAAGCATGCAGCGAGATGAGCTTGACCGCCTGTACTCAATGTTCACGCAAATGCGCGACAAATGGGTGCAGGCTAGGGCAACGATCACGGACGTTGAAAAGCGCTGGCGCAAGAACACGGACTTGTACTACGGCGACAACATCAACACGCCCAACGAGCTCGAGAACACGCTTCGCAACGGACCTCCGGCGCGCAAGGCGCAAGACGGTAATCGCTCGCGGGTCGTCATTAACATCGTGCGGCCGAAGGTTGACCAGGCTGTCGCACGCATGTGCGAGATCTTGTTCCCGGTCGATGACCGCAACTGGGGGTTGAAGCCTACGCCGTTGCCTGAGCTTGCGACCATGGTCGGCAACAACACGCCGACGGTTAACCCAATGACGGGTGAGCCCACAGGGCTAACTGCAAACGACGAAGCGCAGGCCATCATGGAGGCCGCCAAAGAGGCGTGCGAGGGCATGGAGCGCTCGATCGATGACAGCCTGACTGAGTGCCATTTCAACGGCGAAAGCCGCAAGGGCATCGAGGACGGCGTGCGCCTGGGCACAATGATTCTGTATGGTCCATTCCCGGCCAGGCAAAGCAGCAAAGTCTGGCTGCCTCAGCCAGACGGCACGCAGGTGATGATGATCAACGAGTTAGTGGTGCCGGCCTCCGAGCGCCTAGACCCATGGGACGTGTTCTTTGATCCGTCTTGCGGCAACGACCACCAGACCGGCCGCGGGTTTTTTGTGCGTCGCATGGTGACGCGCAAGCAGTTGCGCCAGCTCGTGGGGCTTCCGGGGTATGACGCCGAAGCCATTCGCGAGGTGCTGCGCTCTGACCCCAAGCGGCTGCGCGTAGCCGAGGGCCGAATCGTGCGCGACATGGTGCGCGAAGACGCCTATGAAATGTGGACCTACCACGGGGAGATTGAGCCCGAAGAGATGGAAATGCTTTCCAGCCGCACGGGCGATCCGTTGACCGACGTTGAGTTCGGCGTACTCGTGATTGTCAACGACAAGGTGATCGGCGCCATGGACTCGTGGGTGCCGGACAAGAAGCTGCCGGTTGACGTCTGGTGCTGGAGAAAGCGCGACGACTCACCCTTTGGCTATGGCCTGCCCGACGAGCTCGAGCACCAGCAGCGGGTCGTGAACTCAGCATGGCGCCAGGTTATGGATAACGGGCGCGTGTCGCTGGGCGGTCAGATCGTGATCAAAAAGGGCATGATCATTCCCCAGAACGGCAGCTACGAAATCACGCCTAACAAGATCTGGCTTGCGAAAGACGACCTTGATGACGTCCGCGCAGCGATGACCACGTTTGAGTTTGCTTCGCACCTTGAGGAGCTCCTGGCGATTGCCAACACCGCGATGCAGTACGCAGACATGGAAACCGGGATGCCGCAGCTTATGGGCGGCGAGCGGGGCTCTGCGCCCGAAACCGTCGGTGGCATGGTCATGCTTTATAACAATGCCAATAGCGTGCTCAGGCAGCGCGTGAAGCTTTACGACGACAACATCACCAAGCCTCACCTCGAGCGCTACTACGACTGGAAGATGGCGAACGACCCTGATCCTGCGATCAAGGGTGACTTTGAGATCGACGCGCGTGGATCGACCGCACTGGTCGAGCGCGACATCCAAAACCAAGCACTGCTGAACCTTGCAGCCATCACGAACAACCCGCGGTATATCCCGCATCTTCGCGAGCGAGAAGAGCTCAAAGCCATTCTCAAAGCGTTCAAGATCGATCCCGAGTCGCTGCTCAAGCCCGAGGACCAGGTCGCGCAAGAGATGCAGGCTCAGGCCCAGCAAGGCGCACCAGAAGATCCGCGCATTGCAGCCGCTCAAATTAAGGCCGAGGTCGACATGGCAAGGCTTGCTGACGTCAAAGAAGCTAGACAGCTTCAGGCTCAGCAAGTTGAGTACAACAAGCAGCGCGAGCAGGCCGAGTACGAAATCGCCATGACCGAGGCATCGCTTAATCGCGACATGACGCTGGTCAAGCTCGACCAGGATGCACAGCTCACCCGCGAGGAGCTGGCTGCACGCGAGCGCCTTGAATCGCTCAAGATCGACAACGAGCGCCAGATCTTTAACGCCGAGGCGGCGCTTCGCGTACGCACAGGGGCAGGGATCTAATGGCTACGCTTGAGATCACCGAGTTTGTTGAGCTCTCGCGAAGCGGCCCTGGCGCACAGGTTATGGCTGGGCAAATGCCGTGGGTTGCTCATCAACAGGTGTCGATTGGCGCAACCTCTGCGCAGTCTGCAGCGTTTTCAGATGCTACGCGGTTCATCCGCATTCATACCGACGCGAATTGTCGCGTCTTGTTTGGCTCAAACCCGACCGCTAGCGCGACATCGATGCGCATGATGGCCGGCAATACCGAGTACTTGGGCGTTGTGCCCGGACACAAAGTCGCGGTCATCGCGTCAAGTTAGAGGAGTGAATCATGATTAACGTGACCCCCAACGCGGTTGAAGTCAATGCGGCTTTTAACCTGCTTACGATCTTCGAGATCATCAAGGACCCGGCAAGCCTGAAGGCTTCGCTTGAGCAGATCAAGCAAGCTCAGGACGCTGCCGCGGCTGAGCGCCAAGCCGCTGAAGTCGTCAAGGCCCAAGCCGACAAGGCTATGCAGGAAGTCGACAATGCGCGTGCATTGCTTGCTTCGCAAGAAGCGCAGACGCGTGAGCAAGCCGCTAGGGCTAGCCGCCAGGTCGAAGAGTCCGAGGCAGTGTCTCGCGCAGCCAAGCGTGAGCGTGAAGCCTTCGACGCTTGGATGGCACAGCGCCGCGAAGAGCTCGACAACCAGACCGCTAAGGTGCGCTCAGACGCCGAGCAAAACGCTCGTGCGCTTAAAGCGTTTTCGGCTAAGGAAGAAGAACTTACCCAGCGCGCTGAAAACCTTGCTCGTCTTGAGCAAGTCGCAGAAGCCAAACGTGCTGAGTTTGAAGCTAAGCTTGCTTCGCTTAAGGCAATGGTTGAGTAAAAATGCCTTCAGTAAAGATATCAGAGCTATCGTCTGGCTCAGCGATATCGGACGGTGACCTTTTTGTTACCGTCCAGGGCGCTACGACCTATAAGGTAACCGGCGCCCAGATCAAGACCTATGCTGCAGCAGGGGGCGGCGGTGGTACGACCACCAACGCAGTGACGTTTGCAAACACGGGCGGCGCAGCATCCGGCACGACCTTCGACGGATCAGCGGCCCGTACGATCGATTACAGCACCGTAGGAGCGCCTAAGGCGGACGGTACGGGTGCAAGTGGCACTTGGGGTATCAACGTCTCAGGAAACGCCGCTACGGTCACCAACGGCGTCTATACCACCGGGTCCTACAGCAACCCAGCGTGGATTACGTCGATTGCCTGGAGCAAAGTTAGCACAACGCCTACGACGCTTTCAGGCTATGGCATCACCGACGCGGCATCCTCAGCAACGACTATTTCCGCAGGCACCGGCTTGTCTGGTGGCGGTGACCTGACGACTAACCGAACGATCAACCTTGCGGATACTGCGGTGACCGCAGGGAGCTACACCAACGCGAACATCACCGTTGACGCGCAAGGTCGTATCACTGCCGCTGCTAACGGTTCAGCGGGGGGCGTTTCAAGCTTCAACACCAGGACCGGCTCGGTCACGTTGCAGACCGCGGATGTTACTGGCGTGCTGGGCTCAGGTCTTGGCGTTGCATACGGCGGCACCGGCCTTACCTCGACGCCAACCAACGGCCAACTGCTAATCGGCAATGGCACAAATTTCACGCTTTCCACGCTGACCGCTGGCGCAAACGTCACGATCACTAACACCGCTGGCACGATTACGATCGCTTCGGCAGGCGGTGGAGGTGGGGGCGGAGGAACAAACTTAGATGGCGGGTTGCCAGACAGTAGCTACTTAGCTGTCGACCCGATTGATGGAGGTACACCGTAATGCCCGTACAAGTTCAACTTAGGCGTGGCACAACCGCGCAATGGTCCACAGCCAACCCAACGCTGGCAGCGGGCGAGCTGGGCGTTGACACGTCGCTCAACAAAATTAAGGTTGGCAACGGTTCTACAGCCTGGAACAGCTTGGGGTATACAACGCTGACGTTCCAGGGAGCGTACGCAGGCGGCACAACCTACTATCCCAACGACATTATTTCGTATAGCGGTTCAGCCTACGTTTGCATTTTGCAAAGTACTGGCAACCTCCCAACAAATACAACCTACTTCAGCACGCTCGCATCTAAGGGCGACACCGGCGCTACAGGCGCAACAGGCGCAACAGGACCGGCTGGCTCGGCAGCTACCATAGCCGTCGGCACAGTAACGACCGGCGCAGCGGGTAGCTCGGTCATTGTGACCAATTCAGGCACCAGCTCGGCTGCGGTGCTGGACTTCACCATTCCTGAAGGCGATCCAGGCGCTGGCGATGTCGATGGGCCTGCAAGCTCTACTGACAGCCAGATCGCTTTGTTTGATGGATCTGGCGGCAAAACCATCAAAGCGGCAAGCACCACAGGCTTGCTGAAGGCGTCTAGCGGTGTCATCGGCGCGGCTGCGGCGGGCACTGACTACGCAGCGGCACCGACAGGCACCAACGCTCAGTTGCTGGCCAACGACGGCTCTGGCGGTTTTGCAAACGTCACCGTCGGTTCAGGTTTAACGCTATCAAGCGGCACGCTTACGGCAAGCGGAGGCGGTGGCGGCGGCATCACGATGGGCAAAGCCATCGCAGCAGCAATCGTATTCGGATAAGGGGAAATCATGGCAGCACCCAACATAGTCAACGTCGCAACAATCACCGGCAAGACGGTGGGCGCTGCGCTCGGCACCAGCTCGGCAGACATCGTCACCAACTCGGCGGCAAGCGGCAAGGTGTTTAAGATCAATTCAGTCTATGTGGCTAACGTAGACGGGACAGCAAACGCTGATGCGACTGTCACCTGGTACGACGCAAGCGCAACAACGACCTACAACCTGGCCAAGACAGTGACGGTGCCAGCAGATGCAACGCTTATTGTTGTGAGCAAAGACTCTGCGATTTACCTGGAGGAGGGCGACAAAATTAGCGGTTTGGCTTCTACTTCAGGCGACCTTGAAATTACGGTCAGTTACGAGGAGATTTCCTGATGCCTATCGGTAACGGTGGAATTATTGGCCCTGCTAACGTACCGACACTGCTGTCGGCTAAGGGCGTATGGTCTCTGAGAGAGGCGCAGCTTGCACAGCGTCAAGGCATCTGGCCTTTAGGATTGATCCCTGATCCTTATTTTGAATACACAACTCTTTTACTTCCCGGCAACGGAACCAACGGCGCTACAAATAACACGTTCTTAGATGCGTCTACCAACAACTTCACCATCACCCGCAACGGCAATACGACACAAGGTACGTTCTCACCGTTCTCACAGACGGGGTGGGGGAATTATTTTACTGGGTCTGGAAGGCTTGCATTAGGAATTAATTCTGCGTTTGATATTACGCAGGGTAACTTTACAGTAGAAGCTTGGGTAAATATTTCTGCTTACACCGCCGCCCAACACATTGCTCATTATAGATGGGACACGCCATCTAGCTCTGGATGGATACTCCGTATAAATGCAACAACTGGATACCTCCAGTTTTCTTACATAGGCGGTTCTAGTGTCATATCAACAAGCTCTGTTCCGCTTAACTCTTGGGTACACGTTGCTGCATGTCGTTCTGGTGGAACATGTTATTTATTTATTAATGGCACACCAGTAGGTTCGGCGTCTTTTAGTAACGGAACAACAAATAATACAATAGGATTACGTATAGGAGCAGATTACAATGGCACGGAAAATCTAATTGGCTATATGTCAAACTTCCGTCTTGTAAAAAATGGGGCTTTGTATACAAGCTCATTCACGCCTAGCACAACACCTCTTACTACAAGCGTAAGTTCTGGTACGGTTTCTGTGCTTATATGCCAGTCCAACCGCTTTATAGACAACAGTAGCAATGCGTTTGCTATCACACAAGAGGGGTCAACGACCTCCGTAGTCGCCTTCTCCCCATTCAACCCATTACTACCGTGGTCTGCTGCGACTTATGGTGGGTCAGGGTATTTTGATGGGAATGGGGATTATTTGAGTAATGCGGATAATGCTAATTTAAGATTAGGTACTAACGCTTTTACTATTCAAGGGTGGGTTTATAGAAATGCCTCCGGAGCCACTCATTCAATTATAGCCAAAGGAGGTGCTTCAACAGGATTCGTATTTCAGATAACTTCAACAAATATATTAAGATTTACTCACGGAACGACAAACGTTGATACAACAACTACCATACCTGCATCTGCATGGACGCATGTTGCAGCGGTAAGAACTAATACATCAACCAATGGTTTCCAGTTATACATAAATGGTGTTAGTTCTGCTACGGCGACTGTTTCAACAGACTTTAACCAAACAGATACGCTTTATACGGGTGCTGACCGTAGTGCAGCTAATGTAATGAATGGTTATATTAGTGGCTTGAAATATACAAACGGAACGGCTGAAAGTATTTCAGTTCCAACCGCACCGCCTACAGCGACAACAAATGTCACCCTCCTCCTCAACTTCACCAACGCCGGTATCTATGACGCTACGTCTAAGAATGATCTGGAGACGGTGGGGAATGCTCAGATCAGCACAACACAGAGCAAGTGGGGTGGCAGCAGTATGTCGTTTGATGGGAATGGGGATTATTTGTTTACGCCAAGTAGCGTTGACTTTGTGTTTAATGGTGACTTTACCATTGAGTTTTGGGTATACAGAGCAGGTTCTTCAGCGGGTGGTACAGGGAATTACGAGTCTTTAGTAGCAACATACAACGGCTCTACTGGTTATGGAGTTTGGTGGCTAAACACGACAAATGTGCTTCATACTAGGGTTGAGGGAACCACAGCCGACACTACAACAGCTTTATCAAATAGCACTTGGTATCACGTTGCCGTCACAAGATCTGGAAGTACCGTAAGGACATTTGTAAATGGGGTGCAGGGGTCGTCATTCACTTCATCCGCGACAGCATCCAATCCTGGTCTATATATTGGCGCTCAAACAGTCAACAAAAACTTCAACGGCTACATCCAAGACCTACGCATTACCAAAGGATACGCTCGCTACACCAGCAACTTCACACCGCCAACAGCAGCGTTTCCGACCCTTTAGGAATAGATATGTACTGGACTAAAAACGGGTCTATCCCATCACAAGAGACAGACGGCACAGAGGGCTGGCAACAGGCTCCATCACCACCGACAGAGATTCCTGAAGGCAAGGAACTTGTTTGGCTAAACTGGGAATGGATCATCCGTGACCCTAAGCCAGCAGACAGAGCAGGCTATCAATGGAATTGGCAGCACGATACAAGAAGCTGGGTAGAAGGTGCGTGGCTTCAGGATTTGACCGCGGAGCAAGTTGAATCGCTAACGGTAGAAACGGTTGTTGGACTGACAACCGAACAGGTCACTAACTTCTCAACCTCGCCTCTCATGTAATGACCACTAGCCTGCTCGCCACCGAGCTCGGCGAGCTACTGCTTACCGAAGACGGTTTAGAAATTGCGCTTGAGGATCCAGACCTTCTCAAGTACTTGCTTGCTGCAGAAAACGGCGACCTGCTGCTAACCGAGGATGGCTACTACATTGAGATCGACTTTTCGTCCGCTGTTGCTAAGCCAACGCTCTTCATTGTCAACATGGGTCGCATGATGGGGCGCTAACCTCTTGCGCCCAATATCACATTGATGTATATTTCGGGTCGGGCCAGTGCGTCGAAAGATCGCTGGCCTTTTTTGATTTGCATTGCGACTTCTCCTGTGGAACCTTCGGCGCCCCTTGCGGCGCCATTTTTTTTGGAGCGTTGATTGCTTAGACGCGAGGACTTCCTCTCGCCAACATGGAAGCGGCTGACGCAGACCCTCAAGGCACGCCTTGAGGAGCTTCGTGAGCTGAATGACACCCCGTCGTTTGGACCAGAAAAGACGGCCCTGATCAGAGGTCAGATCAGTGAGCTTAAACGAATTCTCAGCCTTGCAGATCCTGCGAGCCTGAGTCCCGCGGTCAGCCCCGAAGAACTCTCCGGCGCTGTCGAACAAGGCCAGCAATGGCCAGACCTGAGTGAGACGACAACCGAATGAACGTACAGGAACAAACCAACCCGTTAGAAGAAGCGCAGAAGATCTGGGATCAGCTCGAAGCTGAGGACGCTGGCACGCCTGCGCCGAGGCAAGAGAAGCAGGACGACCCGACCGAGGCCGCTAACCCAGCGCCCGCCGACAATCACAATGCTGATGCGGCCGACGCAAGACCGGGTGGCGATGACCAGGTGCCGCAGGGTGAAAACGCACTGCTTGACAAGATCGCCGGACTTGAATCGATGCTCCGAAATCAATCGGAGATGGTCGGTCAACTGACGCAACGACTACGGAATGCTGAAGGCCATATCGGTGGACTTGGCAGCCAACTGAAGCAACAGCAACAGGTGGCAGCGCAGGTAACCGCCAAAGGCGGCGAGGCTCCAAGCGCAAGCGAAATACGCGATGCGCAGAAGAACCCCGAGGCCATGGCTAGATTGAAAGCGGACTACCCCGAGTTCGCCGATGCGATGGAAAGCGCTTTGAACGAGCGACTGAGCATGCTGGAGCAGAAGATCGCGCAGCAGTCTCAGCAACCCGCTCAACAAGCGCCTGGTGTTACGCCAGAAGAAATCGCCCGGCTGAGATCGGAGATGGCCGTCGAAGTCAGGCATCCCGGTTGGCAAGATCGTGTACGGACGCCTGAATTTGTTGGCTGGCTACAGCGCCAGGCAAGAGAAGTGCAGCTTCTAGCGGCGAGCGAAAGCCCGCAGGACGCAGTAAGGCTCTTGGACCTGCATAGCGATGCTCTCAAGTCAGCGTCAACCCAACGCACGCAGCGTTTGAACTCTGCGGCCGCACTCCCCTCGGGGCGCGGTGGTGGCAGCTCTCGTACGAAGCCCGTCGAGGAAATGTCGCCCGAAGAGTACTGGCGCTATTTGGATGAACTTGATCGACAGAAAAGGTAATTGATCATGCAAACCTACTCCCTAGTTCCTTCGCGGAACCTCATCATGGCCGAGCGCGAAATGCTCAAGCACGCCATGCCCATTAAAGTGCTCTCTACCTTCGGTATGCAAAAGCAAGTCCCTCAGAACAAGACCGACACGGTTGTGTTCCGCCGGGCTCTTCCTATCGACGCAGGCTCTAACGGCGCGCCCAGCATCACCGCTAGCAACTACTTGTTGCAAGAAGGTGTGACCCCTGGTTCGCGCACCATCACATACCAGGACGTGCAGGTCACCCTGCAGCAGTACGGCGTGCTGATGAAGCTCTCGCGCAAGGCTGAGTCCATGTACGAGGACGACATCCCCGCTGATATGGTCAAGCTCGTTGGCGAGCACATGGCCAGCCTGGAAGAACTCATTGCTTACGGCGTGGTTCGTGGTGGCACCAATGTGGTTTACGCCAACGGCACCGCGCGTGCTTCGGTGAACACCGCAATCACTCTCAACAAGCTTCGTCAAGCTGCTCGTCAGCTCGAGTCTGCTCACGCTCAGCTCGTGACTGAAAAGCTTGCTGCGTCGGTGAACTTCAACACCAGCGCAATCGAGCCTGGCTACCTCGTGTTCATCCACACGGACATGGAAGCTGACTTCCGTAACCTGACTGGCTTCGTGCCGGTTGCTCGTTACGGTCAGCAAAAGCCCGTGCATGAGCGTGAGATCGGCACGATCGAGCGTTATCGCATCATCACCAGCCCCTACTTCAAGCCTTTCCTCTCGGCAGGCGGATCCATCACGGCAGGCACGTTCCTGTCCAACGGTGGCACCACCGGCACCACGGCTGACGTGTACCCGACCATGGTCGTTGCACAAGAGGCATGGGGCCAGGTCGCTCTCAAAGGCATGGGCGCAATTGAGCCGATCTACTTGCCCGCCAAGCAGATCACGCACGCTAACCCGATGGGCCAGTTCGGTTACGTCGGCGCCAACTTCTACAAGAACGCTGTGCGCTTGAACGAAAACTGGATGGTACGCATCGAGTCCGCCTGCTCGGCTCTCTGATAAACGGGGCTTCGGCCCCGTTTGACTGAACTCAATTCGAAAGGAAAACAGACCATGTCTGACAATCTCTCCCAAGCCTCGGGCCTCACGATGGCCCTAAACAGCGGCGGTTTGGCTGAAGGCACCAATGCCAACACCATCCAGATCGCTACTGCCATCAACTACGTCATTGACGGACGCTTCTACAGCAAAGCCATCACGGACAACATCGCGATCAGCTACTCTGGTCCCGCTGTGTACCAGGCTGCTGCTGGTGGCGTGCAGAACGTGAACGGCTCGTTCACGGGCGGCGTTAACGGTTCGACCCGTATCTACGGTATCTACCTTGATACCTCCGGTGCTGTGTCGATCCTGCCTGGTCCGATCGTTGACAGCGCTGAGCTTGCTGCTGGCCGCGTATCGCTTCAGTGGCCAGACGTGCCCGCAGGCGTTTGCCCGATCGGCGGCCTGCGCATTGCGCTCACCGCAGGAACGACGTACACCCCCGGATCGGTCGATCTTTCGGCCTCGGGCGTGACCGACACGTTCTACAACTTGGCCGACATGCCGGCCAATCCGCTGACTGCCTAAAGTCAGCAGGCGGCCACCTTCGGGTGGTCGCCATCCTTTAACGCATTGGAGACAACACAATGGCCGTACCCAACAAACCCGTGAACCCATACGAACGTCAACGCGGTCTTGCATCTGAGGACACAAGCATCGACAACGCAGTCACCCCTGCGGCTGACGCTGCCAAGCCTGGAGGCATTGAGATTGACACCGACAAGGTGCTGCGTACTGACGATATCGAGTATGAGAAGTTCATGCGTGATGAGCTCGAGGTGTTCTTTAACGAACCCGGTAACGAGCACGAGCCGGCCTTTGTTGAGGTCAACGTCAATGGCGACTATCGCATTGCGATTCGCGGAGATACGACCAAGCTGCGCAGGTACCACGTCGCCGTGATTGCCAACGCAAAGCAGTCTCGAGTGCGCCAGAAAAAGATTGTCAACCAAGACGGCTCCATGGGCTTCCAAGAAGAAAACGTCCTGTCGTTAAGCTACCCGTTTCAGATCATGCACGACCCCAATCCTAAGCAGGGCGGGCCGTGGTTGCGTCAACTCTTGAAGAATCCAGGCTGATATGAATTGGCTCCAGCTCGCTCAGCGCTTGTCGATTGAATGCGGCGTTCCAGGCCCAGGACCGACTTCTGTGACCGGCCAGACCGGTATGAACCTGAAGCTCGTTAACTGGGTTGCTGCAGCTTGGAATGACATCCAGGGCATGTACGACGGCTGGGGCTGGATGCGCCAACAGTTCGCGTTTGACACGGTCGCCAACACGGGCGACTACTTGCCCGTGCAGACTGTTAATACGCTCACGGGTAACCAACTGACCGATCTTCGGTTTTGGTGGAAGGATACGTTTCGCTGCCAGAAGAAGTCGCTAGGTGTCAGCGACATGCAGTGGCTGGTGGAGTGGGGCTATCACACGTTCAGAAACACCTACCGATTCAACGTGCAGGTGCCTGGACGACCCGTCGTGTTTGCCCAGAACCCGCAGGGCAAAGCGGTCATGTTAGGTCAGATTCCTGACGGCATTTACGAGATTACTGGCGAGTACCAGCAGTACCCGCAGCCGTTTGTCAACGGCACCGACGAGCCAGGCATTCCGAATGATGCGCTGCACCTCGTGATTGTTTACAAGGCGATGCAGTACTACGGCCTTTACGAATCTGCGCCTGAAGTGCTCATGCGCGGTAACACGGAATTCACGAGGCTGATGAATCAGCTTGAAGCAGAGCAGCTTCAAGAGCTGACTTTAGGCAACCCATTGGCGTGAGGCTGTACCGGTGAACATGAATGAACTACCGCGCGTCCAGTACGAGCTGATTCGACTCGGCGGCGGTCTTGATCAAGTTACACCGACTCTTTCACTCCCATCGGGATTTGCCAGGCTAGCCGCTAACTTTGAGTGCAATGTCAACGGCGGCTACACCAGAGTCGCTGGTTACGAGCGATTTGATGGCAGGCCAAGCCCATCGGCAGCGCTATACAACATTCTTGTCTGCAACATTACTGGCAGTATCGCAGTCGGCAATACGGTCACCGGCATGTCTTCTTCGGCCACTGGCAAAGTGATTGCGTTAGACGGAAGCGACGTCGTCATCACTCGAGAGACCGGAACCTTTCTCGAGCAAGAAGGAATTTCAATCTCTGCCGTGCAGGTTGCGACCATTACCGCGCTGCAAGGCGTTTCTGCAGATGGTTACACGGATGCGGTGTATCGCAACTTAGCAGCCGATGAATACCGAGCCGACATTCAAACGGTTCCAGGCGCAGGACCTGTGCGCGGCGTTGCAATTTACAAGGGCGACGTTTACGCCTGGCGCAACAATGTCGGCAACACAGCGACGGCAATGTACAAGGCGACGACGTCTGGCTGGACAGCGGTTGCGCTTGGCAAAGAGCTGGCTTTTACCAACGGCACAAATGAAATTCTTGACGGCGAAACAGTCACCGGTCAGACAAGCGGTGCTACTGGTGTAGTTGCTAGAACCGTTTTGCAAGCTGGGTCTTGGGGCGGCGTTACGTTAGCTTCCGGCCGTTTGATTCTTTCTAGCTCAACTGGAACTTTTCAGTCTGGAGAAAACCTTCGCATTGGCGCAACAACTCACGCGCACGCGGGCGGGGCAGCCACTCAAATTTCTTTGCTTCCTAATGGGCGATTTGAAACCGTTGTGGCCAATTTTGGCGGCGGTGATTCAAATTACCGAATGTATGGATGTGACGGCATTAATCGTGCGTTTGAGTTTGACGGAACTGTTTTTGTACCAATCTCAACGACGATGCCTGTAGATACACCTACGCACGTCGTTGTCCATAAGCAGCACTTGTTCTTATCGTTTGGAGCGTCGCTTCAGTTTTCAGCGCTTGGCTATCCGTATCAATGGGATCCGATTCTGGGTGCCGGTGAGATTGCAATGAGCGCCCCGATCTCTAATTTGCTTGCTCTTCCTGGCGATCAATCGAGCGGCGCTCTAGGTGTTTACACAAGACGAGACACCTCTGTTTTGTACGGATCTAGTGCTGAGAATTTCTCGCTCTCAACATTCAATACCGGTACCGGTGCGGTGCCTTATACAGCCCAAAACCTCGATCAGGCCTATGTACTTGATGACCGAGGCGTCATCAGTATGGGGACGTCGTTAAACTTCGGCAACTTCTTGCCAGCGGCGCTGACCATGAACCTGCGTCCGTACCTGCAGTCAAGAATCAACATTGCTACAACGAGCTCGCTAAGTCGAGATAAGGGTCAATACCGAGTCTTCTTTAGCGACGGTACAGCGATCTATATGACGATCGTAAATGGAAAGCTTTTGGGGACAATGCCCGTCGAATTTACTGACCCTGCGCTTGTCTCGTGCGAGGGTGAAAGCTCAACTGGCGAAGCCGTGTCTTACTTTGGCTCAGACAATGGCATGGTTTACCAGCTTGACAAAGGCACAAGCTTTGACGGAGATCCTATCGCGGCAAGCTTCAACTTAGTCTATGACGCAATGAAATCGCCGCGGATACTGAAGCGATTCCGTAAGGCAAGCGTCGAGCTCGCTGGCGACTACTACGCTGAGATTCAATTTGGCTATGACCTTGGCTACCGATCCAAAGAGTACGTCCAGCCGTTTGACGAAACTTACAACGTTGATCTTCGTTCAGCTTACTGGGATAGCTTGATCTGGGACAACTTTGTATGGGACGGGTCAGATATTTCTCCGTCCGAGGTTGAGGTTGCTGGTACAGCAGAAAATATTTCTATTCGGATCTCTTGCACGTCCGACGTGCTGCAGCCGTTTACGGTTAACACCGTGATCATTCATTACACGATGCGTCGAGGCATGCGATGAGTAATAGTTTTTATAATCACGGGACTTTCCCGACGCCGAATTCGCCTGGTTCTTCAGCCGCGATGCGAGCAGAGCTTGAAGCCATTACAGACGGGTTCGACCTGCTGCCAACACTAGCTGGGAACGGCTACAAGGTTGCAATGATCAACAGCGCGGGGACTGCGCTTATCGCTTCTGCAGCACTTCAGTCACTGGCAATTACAGGCTCCACCATCAACAGCACGCCGATTGGAGCAACCACCGCTGCGGCTGGTAATTTCACGACACTGACAGCCTCTGGCGCGGTTAACCTTGGGTCTTCGGTCACGATCGCTGGTGGAACGATTAACAACACCACGATCGGTGGCACGACGCCTTCAAGCGGTGCGTTTACGACCGTGTCGGCGAGCTCAGGATTCACTGGCAACCTGACTGGCAACGTCACCGCCTCGAGCGGCTCTTCGTCGTTTAATGACGTTACGGTGGCCGGCACGCTTGCTGCTAACCTGACCGGCAACGTCACAAGCTCTGGCACCAGCTCGTTTAACAACGTGACCATTACCGGCACGCTGGACATGAGCCTGGCTACCTCGGCCACCATTACCGGCCTTGCAGCGCCCACAAGCGATTCAGAGGCGGCGAATAAGGCTTACGTTGACACCGTATCCCAGGGTCTTGATGCAAAGGCTTCGTGCCGAGTTGCGACCACTGCCAATATCACTCTGAGTGGCACGCAAACGATCGACGGCATCGCCGTGATCGCGGGCGATAGGGTGCTAGTCAAAGACCAATCGACCGCCTCGCAGAACGGTATCTATGTAGTTGCTGCAGGCTCTTGGAGCCGCTCCACTGATGCAAACACTTGGGACGAGCTGGTCCACGCCTTCTGCTTTGTAGAGCAGGGCACGGCTAACGCCAACAACGGTTTTGTCTGCACAGTTACCGCAGGCGGAACGCTTGGTTCGACCTCGGTAACTTGGGTCCAATTCAGCGGGGCAGGGCAAGTTACCGCCGGTACAGGGATGACCAAGACCGGCAATACGCTTAACGTCAACACCGCTTCGAGCTCGCGCATTGTCGTAGGCGCTGATGAGATTGATCTTGCGGCTAGCGGCGTGACGGTTGGTACTTACAAATCAGTCACAGTGGACCTCTATGGTCGCGTTACTGCTGGCACCAACCCGACGACATTGGCCGGGTACGGTATATCGGATGCATACACAATTGCCCAGGTTGACGCCTTGTTCGGCAGCACTGCCTCGGCGGCAGCGTCCGCTTCCGCGGCGGCCACAAGCGCAACAAATGCAGCCAATAGCGCGACGACTGCAGCGGGTAGTGCAACGTCAGCAGCTAACAGCGCTACTGCGGCAGCAAACTCATACGACGCGTTTGACGACCGTTATTTGGGTAGCAAAACATCGGACCCTACTGTTGATAACGACGGTAACCCGTTGCTGACAGGCGCGCTGTACTGGAACAGCTCGTCAAACGAAATGAGGGTCTATACCGGCTCTGTATGGCAAGCAGCCTACCTTCCGGCAGTCGGCTACTTGCCTCTGTCCGGCGGCACAATGACTGGCGCAATTACGTTTGCAGCGGGTCAGACGTTTCCGATTACGTCGCTCAGCGGTTACACGCAAAGCGCTACGCCTTACCTAACTGCTCTCGGTTCCAATGCCGGGAACAATACAGGGACTGGCACCTACAACGTGGCGATTGGCATCAATGCGCTTGATTCATTTACCACTGGCGCATCGAACGTTGTCATAGGTTTTGATGCTGGCACAGGACTGACGACCGGCAATCAGAACGTTGCGGTTGGGTCTGAGGCGCTGGTGTCTACACAGACCCACACAGGCAACGTAGCGATTGGATATCGTGCCCTTAAGGTCAATACTGCCAACTCTAACGTCGCAATTGGCTCGTCTACAGGCGTTGCGAACACCACTGGCAACAATAACGTCTTTGTTGGCTTCAATGCTGCGCCCGCTAACACGACGGGTTCGTACAACGTGGCGCTTGGGCGCGGTGCATTGAGCGCAGCGCAGACTACCAACAACCACATCGCGATTGGCTATTCGTCGCTGAGCGGGGTTACGTCTGGCTCAGGGAATATCGGCATCGGGTACCAGGCGGCGGCCACTGGCACGGGGGACCTGGTAAGCGGATCGAACAACATCATTATCGGCAACAACGCCACAACCTCTTCAACCAGCGTAAGCAACGAATTCACCCACGGCAACAGCTCGATCACGAGCAACCGATTCTGGGGCGACATGAAGATGGGCGGTTCAAACGCCGGTTCGTCTGGACAGGTGCTTACGTCGTCCGGCGCTGGTGCTGCTCCGACTTGGGAGACGCCAGCAGCAGGCGGCTTCAGCAATATCCAGGTTCTAACCAGCGGAACTTCTTGGACTGCACCGGCTGGGGTTACAAAAATCAAGGTCTATGTTACGGGTGCTGGGGGTGCTGGTGGTGGCACTACCAGCTCTCTGGGTAGGGCTGGGGGTGGTGGTGGCGCAGGGGGTACAGCAATTAAGATTTTTACTGTAACTCCTGGGTCGAGTTATAGCTATGCAATTGGCGCTGCCTCTGGTGGTAATTCTACTTTTACAGTCTCTGGGACAACTGTAACTGGGGGCGGTGGTGGAGGTGGTACACCCGGTGCTTCGGGTAGTATTGGCGGGGGAGTCGGGGGAACTGCTACTAACGGCGACATGAATATTAATGGCGGCAGTGGCGGTGGTGGTGCTCCAGGTGCTGGGTACGAGCAGACACCATCGGGTATGGGTGGTAGTTCATATTGGGGCGGTGGCGCTAGAGGCGGCGCAAGTTCTAGTAGCACTTTTGGCGGTATAGCGGCTGATGTATATGGTGCCGGAGGAAGTGGTGCATCTAGTAACAATACTACTGGAACTGGTGGCGCTGGATTTCAAGGTGTCATCGTGATTGAGTATTAAGGAGCGGTCATGGCAATTTATGCAGTTATTGAAAATGAAGTTGTAGTAAACAAATGTGTTGCCGAGCCGGACGATCCCAAGCCAAACAATTGGGTTTTGTGTGATGGTCCCGCAGAAATTGGTTGGCGATATGCGGACGGAAGTTTTATTGATACGAAGCCAGAAGTATCGGCTGAAGATTTAGCTGCGGATGTTCGCGGCTCAAGAGATTACCTCTTAAAAATATCGGATTGGACTCAAGTCGCTGACGCACCTGTAGATCAAGCTGCATGGGCTGCATACCGACAAGCCCTGCGTGACGTACCCACCCAAGCGGGATTCCCTTGGGAAGTTCAATGGCCCCAAGCCCCGGCTTAATTATCACAATGCCAATGGAGTAACTCATGATCGGCCAGCTCATCGGACTGCTTTTCTTAGCCAGGGACGTCGCTCATCGCGAGCACCTGCGCGTTTCCGGGCCTGGTAGCTATGCTAAGCACATGGCGCTTGGCGAGTTCTACCCCGCGATCATCGAGCTGGCGGACTCGGTCGCCGAGGCATACCAAGGTCGTAAAGGGATCATTGAAGACATCCCGTTTCTCGAGAACGAATACGGTAACGACATCGTCGTCGTGCTCGAGCGGCAGCTCGTATGGATTGAGGCCAACCGCTACAACGCGGTGCCCCGCGAGGACACATCGATCCAAAACATTATCGATGAGGTTGTCGGGCAGTACTTGTCCACACTTTACAAGTTGAAAAACCTGCAGTGATGAAAGGACTGCCATGGAAGACATCCAGCGGAATCTGGGGAAACACAGCGCTCAGATTGAGACTCTTGAAAAAGAGGTCCACCTCCTTCGACAAGACATGGCTCGAATCTTTGAGAAGCTCGACTCCATCAATCAAACGCTGGCCACCGCCAAGGGCGGATGGCGAACGTTGATGATGATCGGCGGCGCAGCCGGTACGGCCTTTGCGGCCATCCAGTGGCTGATTAATGCGATCGCTCACGGGAGGTGAGGATGCAATCCGTCATCAAGGCAATTGCTGACGTCCTGAACGCTCGGTGGGTGCAGTTCGTCGCGATCCCGGTGCTCGTGCTCGTGTGGTTCCTTGCGACTGACCCGAGCAATGGCGCCGACACCATCACCCGATTCCAGCTCGGTATCGCTCAAGCGCTTGTCGTTACGGGTTTTGCCTACCTGATGGGCAAGGCCATGCTTGGCAAGGCTTCGTCGGAGGAGCTCTACACGCGTGCGCTCGAGGGTAACACCGCAGCCGGCGTCGCGTACCTGGGGGTCTGTCTGATGCGAGCCATGATCCTATGGTCTCTGTTGAGCTTCTTCGCAGGCACGGTCGCACGTTGAAGCGATTCGCCGCTGCGATCGCTCTTGCGCTCGTTCAGGTCGCATCCGCCCAGGATGTCCGCACGTTCATTCCGCCCAATGCGGAGAAGTACCTGTACTGGGTGACGATCCAGTACAAGGAAGTGTGGGAGCGGATGCCCGAGCCTCACTACTTCCCGGCACTCATCGAGCACGAGAGCTGCATCTCGCTCAAGCACTCGCGATGCTGGTCGCCGACGAGCCGGCTGAAGACGAGCCGAGAGGAGGGCGCGGGCCTCGGGCAACTGACTCGGGCGTACAACCCTGACGGGTCGATCCGCTTCGATGCGCTCAACGACATGCGCAAGGTTGACCCCCGCGGGCTCAACGAGCTGCGCTGGGATACGGTCTACCAGCGGCCTGACCTGCAGATCCGAGTGATCATCCTGATGACTCGGCAGAATTGGAACCGGCTGCAGAAGCTTGTACCCGAAGACGGCGCCAGGCTCCAGATGGCGGACGCTGCGTACAACGGCGGACTCGGCGGCCTGCTAAACGAGCGTAGAGCCTGCGCAGGGCGCACCGGGTGCGATCCGAACCAATGGTTCGACCACGTTGAGAAAGTCTGCCTGAAGTCCACTAAGCCGCTCTACGCGGGCCGATCAGCCTGCGACATCAACCGGCACCACGTCCACGACGTCATCCACACGAGGATGCCGAAATACAGGGGGAAGGTATGACCGAGCGAATCTTAATTCTTCTGGTCTCAGTGATCGCTGCGCTGGGGCTTGGTTACTGGTGGGGCAAAGCTGACGCCGACACCAAGTGGGGGAAGCGCTTTGCCGAGATGGAGGCGCTCTCTGCAAAAAAGTTGGCTGAGGCTACGGACGCTGTACGCAAGGTCGAGACCGAGGCCTCTGAACGATTGAACGACCTCGCCTCCAAGCACGCAAAGGAAATTCGTGATGCAAAAAACCGCTCTGACCGCATTGTTGCTGACATCCGCTCTGGCGCTCTTCGGATGTCAATCCCCGTCGCCTCCGCCTGTCCTAGCCCCGAAGCCCAAGGTGCCGCCGCTGCCAGCGGGGATCGACCTGAAGCGCGAGCCGAACTTGCAGCAGAGGCTGCTGGAACTCTTGTATCCATCGCCTCCGAAGGAGACGAAGCCATCCGACAGCTCAACGCCTGCATCGACGCCTACAACGAGGTAAGAGCGAAATTTAACGCTGAATCGCCATGACTATCACATTGCGAATTTCTGGGGTACAATCTTGCTCGGACAAGTGCGCCCGGCGCACGTCCAGCATTGGCTCGCCTTGGCGGGCCATTTTAGTTTGAGGTCTTAGCTATGGCCACCACTGCTGCAGTACAAAATCCGTTCGACACGCAACAACCCAAAGCTACGCAGCCGGGTCTCGTCGCGGGTGCTATCGGCGGAGCAAGTGCTGCGTCAAGCCCGACGCAGACTTCAATGAGTGTCAATCCCACACCTCAAACTTATACACCCCTAACCACTCAAGTTGATCGTCCCACCGAGACCGCTGCTGGTCAGGTTGAGTCGTTACTTGCTAAGGACAGCCCGCTCATGCAGCGCGCGCGTACGCTGGCCATGCAGAATATGAACCAGCGTGGTCTGGTTAATAGCTCGATGGCTCAAGGCGCCGGCGTTGCTGCCATGATTGATCGCATCACGCCGATTGCTCAGCAAGACGCTGAGACTTACAGCAACCGCACGCTGGCTAATCAAAGCGCGCAAAACACCGCTGGCCAGTTTAATGCTGGAGAGGTCAATAAATTTGGTCTGCAGCGTTCGGAGCAGTCGTTCACGGCCGCAGAAAACCTGGCGCAGCGTCAGTTTCAAACCGGTGAGCGTGTATCTGGCCAGGCGTTTACGGCCGAACAGAATAAAGCAACGCAAGATTTTCAGGCTGCGCAGGCACAGCTTGATCGCGCACAGCAGACAGCCTTGGCCGACAAGTCAATTGAAGCGACGCAAGCGCTTGAACTTGCTCGACAACGGTTTACTTCGGCTGAGTCAGCGCTTGATCGAGCCAATCAGAAAGCTTTGCAAGAGAGCCAGCAAACATTTCAAGCTACGCAAAACCAGCTTGACCGCGTACAACAAATTGAGCTGCAGAACGCTGCGCAAGACTTTCAAGCTACACAGGCAGAGAAGGATCGTGCTCAGCAGATCATGCTGGCCGACAAGACCATTGAAGCAAACAAGGCGCTTGAAATATCACGCCAGTCATTCCAGGCTGAGCAAAACGGTCTCGACCGTGCCCAGGCTATCTCGCTTGCTCGCGAGGCTCAGACGTTCCAGGCCAGTCAGAATGACCTAGACCGTGCTCAGCAAATCATGATTGCTGATAAGAACATCTCTGCGCAGCAAGCGCTTCAGCAAGCGCAACAAGAATTTCAGCGTGGTGAAAACGTACTTGACCGTACTCAACAAGCCTCGCTCCAATCTGCTCAGCAAACCTTCCAGTCCGCGCAAAACGAGCTTGATCGGGCTCAACAAGTTGCGCTCGCAGATAAGTCGATTGCTGCTCAGCAAGCTTTGCAGACAGCGCAGCAAAACTTTCAGTCGGCTCAAGCGGAACTCGATCGCACGCAACAGACGTCTTTGCAAGCGCAGCAGCAAGAGTTTACCCGTGGCGAGAATGCCGCAAGCCGAACGTTCGAGACCGAGCAGCGCCAACTTGACCGCGCTCAACAGTCTGACCTGGCTCAGGCTAATCGAGAGTTTCAGGCCAGTCAGTCTGAACTCGACAGAGCCCAACAGATCATGATTGCGGACAAGAACATTTCCGCACAGCAGGCTCTCGAAACGGCTAGACAGGAATTCCAACGCGGCGAGTCAGTGCTAGACCGCGAACAACAGACCGGAATTGTTAACCGTCAGATTGAAGCTCAGAGAGAGCTGCAGACCGGTCAGCAAGAGTTTCAGAGAGAGCAGGGGCAATTGGACCGCCAGGCCCAGTCTGATCTAGCGCAAGCCAATCGAGACTTCCAAGCCACGCAAGGCGAGCTTGATCGTGCCCAGCAAATCATGATCGCCGACAAGAATATTTCGGCGCAGCAGGCACTTGAGACGGCAAGGCAAGAATTCCAACGTGGTGAGTCTGCGCTTGACCGCACGGCTCAAACAACGCTTGCCCAAGCCAATCGAGACTTTCAGGCTGTGCAATCGCAGCTTGACCGGGACAATCAGACCGCGCTCGTGAAGCTGCAGGATTCAATCAATGACGCCAACGTCTCGCAAGCATTCGCCGCCAACCTTGCCTCGGGGACTCTAAACGCGATCAACGCTATTCAAGCAGACTCGAACCTGGACGCTAACGCCAAGAAAGCGGCGATCCAGAACGTCATCGATACGGGTAACGCCACCATGCAGTGGGGCTCGACGTTCTACAACACGTCGCTTCCGACAATCGCCGCCCCTGGTGCGTCCGGCGGTACCGTCAGCCCAGGCGCAAACGCTCAGGCGCTTAACAACGCAATCAAGTCTGGCGCAAGCAATGCTGACTTCGGCACCGCACAGGGCGTAGCTTACCTTGAGCAGTTTCCAAATCTGACCTCGCAACAGAAAGTTAATCTTTGGAACCAGGCACTAGGCACTAACTTCACTGCGGCCGATTACGACAGGGTGTCTGGTAGATCGGCGCCTCCAAGTGGTGGGGGCGGGAGCCCGGCAACCCCAGCAACCCCGGCGACACCGGCAGGCTCCGGAGCTCCAGCGGCAGGCGGGATCATCAATAACGCAGTCAACAATCCACAACCCGCACCGCAGAATCTTGACGAGTTTGGCATTGATCGCAACGACCCTAACTACTGGGCAAAGCGCGGACAGGCTGAGCAAACGTACGCTGTTCAACAGGCTGGGTAATGGAATACCGTAAAGCAAAGCTTGACGATATCCCCGCGATCGTAGACATCGCAGTCGAATCCGTCTCTCGCGATCCGCTGCCAGTCAAGATCGACCGCACTGCAATGGCTGAAACCGCTCGCACGCTACTCAACCCCGCGCACTTTTTGTGGGTGGCTGAGCAGGCTGGCCAGGTAGTCGCCGCGGTCGCTGCATGCGTGCAGCCGTCGTTTTGGTTTGAGAAGTTGCAGTGCTCGGTCTTGCTGTACTACAGCCGGGTTAAGGGTGCAGGAGTTGCGCTGCTCCGCGAGTTTGCGAAGTGGGTCAAGAGCAGGTCTGGCATCAAGCTGGCCATCATCGAATTAGAGCCTGGCACTGATCCCAGGCTTGTCCGTTTTCTCAAGAGGCTTGGCTTCGCACGCGAAAGCTTGAACCTCAGTTATGTGCGAGGTGCATCTCATGGCTAAGGCTGTCAAGGGCGTAGCGAGGGCGATCGGCAAGGTCGTCAAAGGTGTTGGCAACGTTGTTAAGAAAGTCGCCAAGTCCAAGTTCGGAAAGATCCTGATCGGTGCAGCGCTTGTCTACTTCGGTGGTGCAGCACTGATGGGTGCGATGGGTACGTCTGGAGCAGCGGCAGCCGGAGGTCTGTCGGGCCTCTCGGGCGCGGCAGCCAACGTCGGGGCGGCATGGTCTAGCCTTGGAACCGCAGGATCAGCGCTTGCGGCGGGTGAATTCGGCGCTGCGGCAAGTGCGCTGGGCACCGGTATTTCTGGGGGTGTCGCACAAGGCGCATCCGCAGCGCTTGGATCCGCAGCAACTGGTGCGGCTGCGGCTGGCACCGGTGCGGCAACTGCAGCCCCTGCAGCAGCAAGCCCGTGGGTTACTAGCTCTACAGGTCTAAACGTTCTCGGCGCCGAGGCGGCTGGCGCTGCTGGCGCAGCCGGCAAAGGCCTAGTTGGCACGATTATGTCCAGTCCCTACACAGCACCCGCACTGATCAGCGGCGGCACGCAGCTTATTGGTGGGGCGATGCAAGGGTATGGCGCGCAAAAGCAGTACGAGGAGCAAAAGAAGCTCGCCGCAGACGAACGCGCTCGCTACAACACAAACGTCGGCGCCCGTCTCTGGGGTCCTAACGTAGGTTAAGGGGTAAATCATGGCCGGTTTAGTCAGCAACGCAATGGGTCAGCAAACCCAAGACAGAAACGTCGAAGACGCCATGAGCCAAGCTCCTGTGCCTGACGAGGGCATGGCCAAGCAGCAGGAGATGATGCCTGGCGAAGAAATGGAAGAGGGCTCAGACGACCCTAACTACATCCAAGCCCTGTCGTTTGCGATGGATGTGCTTTACGAGAAAGAGGCTGCAAAGAACGTAGCCAAATCATTGCGCGGTGCGCAGGATCCAGTTGAAGCAATGGCAAATACTGCGTACGAGATCACTGCGATTGTTGACGAGCGTACCGAAGGCCGGGTACCCGACGAGTACTTCGCGCTGCTTGCGACCAAGATTCTCGAGGAAGTCGCCGATATCGCCGAAGCCGCTGGCGTTCAAGTTCGCCCGGCCGATGTCGCGCTTGCGCTCAAGCAGATGATCCTGCGTTACCTCGGTGAGCAGGGTGTCGACACGACTCAATTGCAACAGGCGATGGACCAGGTCAACCCTGAAGAGTTCAACGCCATGGCGATGAATACGGAAGAGGAGCCTGCAGCATGAGCGGATTGATTTGGTCGGGTATCGGGCAGGGTATCGCCGGAGCTGGCCAGGCATTTGCCGGCAGCATCATGAAGGACATCGAGTACCAGCGCCAGCTCGAGGCTGAGCAACGAAAGGAAGAAAGGCTGCTAGAAGCCGAAGCGCGCAGGACTGACAGACAGATTGAAGCTGAAGGCCGACGAGAGGATGCCGCTTTCCAGCGTCAGGTAAATGCCAAGCGATTAGAAGTTGCTGCGCAAGAAGCAAGGGATTTAAGAGACGCAAATATTTACGCTGAGGCGGAAAAGAAAGCACCAGCAATTGGCGAAGCGCGTCGCTTTGAAAAGTTTAAGGCTGACATTGGCCCAACGGACTTGTCAGAAGATCAACTTCGCGAGGTCTTTGAAAGACAATACAACCAAAAAAGAGTCGGTGCATTTGAGGGCGCTGATCGCTACGTTGAGCGATACAGCAAACAAAAAGAAGATGTGCTTAACCAGATTCGAGCTTTGGGCGGATCAAGCTCAGCGATCAAAGAAGCTAGAGAGTCTTACAAGGCTACAAGCGAAGCTGAGATGCGAGCTGACAAAGAGCAGTTAGATCGCGATCGTCTTGAAGCGCAAATGAATTATCAGACTGGCATGGTTGCTGCTGCCATGAAGCGTGCTGGAGCAGCCGAGGTTAGCGCCGAAGCGAGCAAGACAAGAGCCGAAAGTCCGGGTGCAACAGTCCGTGGTCAGGAATATCGCACGGCTGCTGACTTTACGAGCCGCGAGCGCACCTTGCGCACACAGATCGGCAAGGCGTTTGGTGAGGAAAAGACGCGCCTGCAAGGCGAGCTCGATGAGCTTCTTGAAGCACGCAAAACTTGGGAGGCTGGCCGCTCTACAGCAGCCACGTCGTCGGCCCCCGCGGCGCGCCCTGCAACGCCTGGCTCTGCATCTACGACGAGCAAGAATTACAGCAATCTTTGGAAGTAAATTATGGCAAAGAAGTGGTCTGACGTAGCGGCAAGTTCCGCATTCCAGGCCCTCTCCTACGAAGAACAGGAAGAGGCTCGTCGTCAATATTTCGAGGAGGTTGTTGCCCCTCGAGTTTCGACTGAAGACATTGACCTGGTTCGCGGCCAGTTCCTTGCTGATACCACGATCAAGCGCCCGCAAACCTTCGACAACACGACGGTCGACTACGGCGATGCGGCTACTTCAATGCAGGGCACGCCGCCGCCTGCAGACAACCGCGGGTTGATTTCGCGCATCGCTGACGCACTCAAGCCAGCGCCTAAGCCCAGTGTCATGCAAGGCTACCAGCCCACGCCAGAGCAGCGCCAGGCATCGATTGATCAACGCCTTTCGCTGGGTGCCGGGCCGATCAGTACGCAGACCGTACAACAGGCGGCCGACGTCCGCGCAGGTCGGGCCAAGCCCTCGAGCCCGATCGTCGCCAAGGTCGCTCAGTCGATGGAAGAGCAGAAGGTTCCGTCGCTGGATGACATGATTCAGCGCACGAATCGGCCAGTCGTACAGGACATGGTCCGCGATGCGAAGGCGGACGAGTTTCGAAGCGCAGGCGAGTGGGCAATCGATACGCTTTCGGGCCTATCGCAAGGCGCCATCTCCCTGGCTCAGCTCCCGATCAACATCATCGCCCCGAGTAGCGACATCGCTGAGACGCTACGCCAGACTCAGAAGGAATGGCAGGCTGCCGAGAGCGACGTGCTCAAGGCTCAGCGCGACCAGTTGCGCCAGCGTGTGCAGCAGGAAGAGGGCTTCTTCGACAAGTACGCGGCAACCGTCGTGCAGCTCGTCACGAGCCCCGCGCTCACCATCTCCGAAGCCGCCAAGCAAGTGCCCATGTTCCTGGGTGTCTTGGGCGCATCGCGTCTGGGTGCCGCAGCGGGAGGCGCGGGTGTCGGCGTAGCAAGCCGTGTGAGCCCCACAGTAGCCCTCAGCGACGCGATCAGCGGCGGGGCGATACAAGCAGGCGCACGCGCCACTGGGGCCACTGCAGGCGGCGTAGGCGCCTCCATGGTCATGGCTGGCGGCGATGCTGCCGGCGGCGTCTACGAGAAGCTCACTGACCCGAATCAAACCCCGCTGTCGGTCTGGGAGAAGAACCCCGACTTCCAGCGCATGGTTGCCGATGGCAAGGCGCCCGATCAGGCGATCAAAGACATTTCGACCGCCAAGGCCAGGATGGCAGCGCTTATCACCGCGCCGCTCGGCCTGCTCGGTTTTGCAGGCGCCGAGGCTGCGATCGCATCTCGAGGTCTGGGAAAAGCCACTTCGGAAGCGCTGACCGCAGCAGGGGCCGGCAAGCTGATTGCCAAGGACTTGATCGGCGAGCAGCTCGAGGAGGGCGGAACACAAGCCGGTGGAAATGTCATCGCAAGGACAGTCGACCCGAACGTCAAACTGACCGAGGGCGTCCCCGAGGCAATGGGCCAGGCGCTCGTTACCTCCGCACCTTTCAGCGTACTGGGTGCCGCCAGCCGCGCACAGGAGGCCGCACAAGCAGCACGCCTCACCAACTTCACTGAGCCAGGTTCAGCGACTCAGCGCGCCGGCCTGGTGGATATTGTCATTCCGGTGCCCGATGCGCCGGCCATCATCGGAGGTAGTGATGTCAGCACGCCAGGCTCAACTCTACCCCCACTTGCAGGAGGCGCTGGACGCACGAGTGCTCTCGACCAACGAGGCGTGGATGCTGCAGGACGTGATCTTGATCTCGCCGCCGGGTTGCCGGGTGGAGTTGTCGGAGGAGTTCGAGGATCCGATCAACAAGATGATGCTCTTCGAGGCGGAACCCCTCAACGACTTGCCAATCTGACGGGCACGAGCCCGATCCCTCGCGCATCGGATGCGGACCTGCTAGCCCGCACGAACGCCGCGATCGGACAAGATAACAATGCTATTACCCCGACCGAAATCTGGACGGGTCGACGCGGTGACGGATACGTCACGCGCATGGATGCGGAGCAGGCGCTACCCAGCCGGCAGCGCATGTTCAAAGACTTGTCGTGGTCTGTTGAGCAGATGCCCAACGGCAAGTATCGATTGGCCGGCTACACCCAGGAGACAGCACTTGGCACTCAAGCCCCTGAAGCCCAGCAAGCAGAAGCGCAAGGACAACAAGCAGTCCAAATGGCAGGTGCCGCACAAGGCGGTATCGCAACCATTGGCACAACCCAGCCAGCCGGATCGCAAGTCCAACTGTCTGATACTGAACGTGCCGGACTAAGGCTTGCACTACCTGCGCCCGCGACAACGCTTCAGAACGTCCAGACCCAGCTTGAGAAGCTTCGCGGTGTAACGGTTGAAGCTGTCTCTCCTGCCGACCTCAACGACTCTCAGCGACTAGCCAGTACGGTTGCCCGCCTAATGGGCAACACGCTCACCGTCGTCCGTGCGGTCAAAGGTGACCCAGCCGGCATGCCCAATGGATTCATCAACCGCCTGGGCGGTAAGCACATCTTCATCGACGCCAATGCGGACGATGCACCCTTGTCGATTGCTATGCACGAGGGTCTGCACAGTTTGCCTGCTGAACGTCGCAAGCAGCTCAACACCGCATTGCTTGAGGTGTTTAACCAAGAAAACAAGGGTGAGTTCCAGGCCGAGTTCGGGTACGACGACGCCAAGTTTGAGGAAGAAGCGCCAGCCCTGATGGCCCAGGCGGTCAGCAAACGTGCTGACTTCTGGGAAGAGCTGCGCACGAAGATGGGCAACAAGGAGTTTGCCGGGGTAGCCAAGGTCATCCTCGACAAGCTCACTCAAATCGTGACCGGCGCCAAGAAGGAATACGGCGACGAGTTCGTGTCCAAGTACATCAAGGACGTCGAACGTGCCCGCAGTCTTCTGACTGATGCCTACGCCGAAGCCATGCAAGCGCAAGGCCTCAAGCCTGATGTTGCGACCGACATCACCGAGTCATCGCGTTCGCGCATCGGCATGGACTTCAAGGACGTCATCAAGCGCACGCCCGAGCTGCAAGCTGCAGCCGAGAAGGTCAAGACCGGCGAAATGACCGCTCAGGAATACGATCGCCTGGTCAACGAGTACAAGCCTGTCGAGGCTTACAAAACAGCTCCCGCTCCGGCGACCGCCGAAGAAGCGATTGCTGCGCTTAGAAAGACCAATGCCGAGAAAGATGGTAGCCCGACCAAGGACACCTACTACGGCCTCCCGTCCCAGACGCTAAAGGCTGGCGACCTTGTTGGCCTGCGTTTGGACATCCCGTCGTACAGCAAAACCGGCACATGGGTTGTGACGGTGCATGGACCACGCAAGAGCTTGGTTGCCGGCGGAGCTGGCACGCGGATCGGCTACGAGAGCGTGGCCTCTGCCACGGACGTGCAGTTCAGCATCAACGAGAAAGGCGCCATTGGCATCGCCTCCGGCAAAGAGAAGAACACCATCGCAACGATGGAGGGCAAGTGGAAACCGACGACCGCAGCCGAAGCCAAGATGAAGGCCGACCAGGCGCTCAAGTCCAAGGACTGGGTGCAGGTCGGCATGGACCCCGAGCGGCACTCGTACTTCTACGATCGCTCAACCATGGAGCCTGTGATCTCCGCTGACGAAGTCATCCAGATCGGCCCATTGGTCCTGGCCAAGAATCCGGTCTACGGCAACAAATCCGACTTCATGTTCAGCAACCGGGTCCAAGAGCCCGAGATTGGGGCCAGGTTGCGCGAACGTATTGACACCGACTACGAAGGTGCGGTGCAGGAATACAGCGCGCTCAAAGGCGCCAAGGGCGGTCGCGTGCTGGATGCCGACATCGCACGCGAGCTGTCTCCTGAGTACCGCGCTGATCGGTCTCTCGCGCCTGAGGTGCATGAGGCGGTAAGCGATTTCATCCAGCGCACCTTTGAAGAGCGCATGGCTAAACCTGGTGAGGGCGAAATCGTCGTTTTCATGGCGGGCGGTGGCGGTGCCGGCAAGTCAAGCGCCGAGGAGCTACTTGCCCCAGTGTTGGACCGCGCAAGCACCGTATTGGACGGCACGCTGTCCACCTACGACAAGGCCGAACGCAATGTCCAAAGCGCGCTCAACTCCGGCCGCAAGGTGGCGATCGCCTATGTGTACCGTGATCCAGTCGACGCCTTAGTCAACGGTGTTCTTACCCGTGCTCAGCGTACCGGGCGCGCCGTACCTATCGACGCTTTGGCTAAAGGACATGCGGGCTCAAGCACTGTAGTGCGAAAGCTACAAGAGAAGTTCGGCGACAACCCCAACTTCAAACTGCATGTGGTGGACAACTCACGCGGCATGGGCAATGCTGTTCGAGTTAAAGACATCAATGACATCACGCCTGTTATAATGGGTGGTCTGAAAGAGAGGCTTATCGATGCAACCAAACAACAGCTCCAAGCAGGTCAAATCGACGACAAGCTCTACCGAGCAACAGTCGGTCGTCAAGCCGACGCCGGGGCAGAGGCTCAAGGCGGATCTCGAGTGGGAGAAATTCAACAGGGATCTGGAAGCAACGCTGAGCAAGGGCGTCAACTTGGCGGGTCGCGAGACTCGGTAATCCAGTACTCCAACCGTGCTGGTAGGTACGATTACACCAAGGACGAGAAGGACCGCATTGTCTTTACCAAGGATGCCGACCGCATCCGCTTCCTGGCGCGCGATGTCGCCAAGCCATTCAAGGTTGATGGCGACCGCATCACCTTCCGCTCCGATGATGCAGACAAGGTCATCGAGGTGCTCGAGAAGGAGCCCAAGGTCGACAAGAAGATCGCCTCCGCGATCAAGAAGAAGCTAGGCCTCAGCGACGCTGAGCTCGCTTCCACCTCCCTCGAGTACCAGACCGGCGAACCCAAGGATCGCGCCTTCGTGGCACCGCTCAAGGGCGGCATCCCGGAGGTCGTCAAGTTCCTCGAGGACCGTCGCCGCGCTTCTGGCCTGCGACTGCTGGACATCACCAACCCCGAGGACCAGGACACCGTCGCCAAGCTGATGGCAGCCGAGACGCTGGCCGCGATCCGCTCCGCGGGCAATGCGCTCGAGTGGTACGACGAGACGATCGCCCGCACGCTTGCGATGGCCGCGGTCAAGTACCCCGAGCTGCAGAGCGACCGCAACGCTCAAATGATCTTCCGCCTCGCGATGGCGATCACCTCGCAGGGACTGAACGTCGAGAACAATCTCAAGTTCACGATGCGTCAGTACGACACCTACCGCAAGACCGGCAAGTACCCGGAGGTAGGCGAGGGCGACTCGGCATCGGTCATGGTCGGCAACTTCAAGCTGGCCAACGCGCTCATCGAGGAGATGGGCATTGACTTGTTCCGTCAGTTCCTCGTGACTCCTTTCACGATCGGTGAGCTCAACCGTGCGGGCTTCGAGCCTGGCGGCGAGCTGATCGATGAGATGGTGCTCGGATCGTCTGTCTTCGGTCCGAAGATCGGATTCGGTTTCTACTCCAACCTGAACGGCAACTTCGAGCCGGTCACCATGGACATGTGGTTCATGCGGACCATCGGCCGGCTGACCGGTAGCCTGCGCGCATTCGATGCTGAGAAGTTCTCGGCGCAGCTCGCGCGCCTGCGCGGCGCCCTCGATCAGATTGGCACCGATGGCGTGTACGCCGATCAGTTCGATGCAGAGCTGGTGGCACGCGCCCGAGAAGATCAGGATGCTGCGATCGAGCTCGCTCGCCAAGTCGGCAAGGCCCACGAGAAAGACTTCAAGAACAACCGCGCCGAATTCGACGCTGGTACCCGCAAGAAGTCGCAGCTCGTACTCGCTTCGGACACGATGGTGCAGTCGCTCGACAAGCCGAGGGACGTGCCCGCCAGCGGCGGCGAGCGTCGCCTGCTGCGCGAAGTCGTGCGCAAGGCAGTGGCTCAGGTCGAGAAGGCTTACGGCCAGCGGATCCCGCCGGCTGCCATGCAGGCACTCATTTGGTACCCTGAGCAGGAGCTCTACAAGGCGATGGGCGTCAAGCTCAGCGTGACCAGCCAGGACTACGCAGGCGCAACCGAGAAGGTTCTCAAGCAAGAGGGATACGATGAACAACGACTCCGCACAGCAGCCGAATCTGGATCAAGAAGCATTCGACAAACGAATGCAGCAGATGTCGGACAAGGATCGCAAGGCGCTGGTCAAGAAGCTGGGCGATCTGGCCCGCTCCAAACTGGGGAGCGTGAACGATTCATCCGCGACCGATACGAGCGCACCCAGCTCGCCCAAGAAAGACTAGACCCCAAGCGTCGCGCCGTTGTTTTCGAGGTCGCTCCAGACCCGAACAACGCCGCCCTTACCGAGACCTGGCGATCGCTGGATCCTGCGCAGCGCCTTGCGATCAGCGATCGCGTTGCGCGGACAATCGTGCCGCGGGTGCTCGCCGAGTTCAATACCGACGGCATCCTGGCAGAGCAGGTCGGCAGTTATCTGGACGACACGAACCCCTCGTTTGCGCTGCTGCTGAACAAGGGCGATCCGGTCGAGATCTCCAAGATGCTCGGCTTCGTGCTCGCCCAGGACTCGATGGTCGTGGTCTCGCCAAAAGAGTTCAAAGGCGGCGACAAGAACACCGCGCTCGTGATCCAGGTGGGCGACAAGACACCCCAGGA